TCGCGGACTGCACCGAGATGCCGGTGTTGCCCTGCGGGATGACGCCCGTGGCATAGCCGCCCAGGTCGCCGCCGGTCGCCTGCACCGGCGTCAGGAGGTTCTGGGTGGGCGGCCACTGGGCGCGCAGCCGGTACGGGACGAACAGGTTGACGTGGCCGTACCAGCGGCCGGCGGTGTTCGCCGGGTCGAAGTCGCCGCCCGTGTTGTCCCACGTCGTGGTGACGTTTCCCGCGCGGACCTGGTCGAGCTCGTACTGCCGGCCGCGGTCCGTGCCGGTGGTGTAGCGGCTGCGGAGGCTGACGTCGACGTACTGGTCGAGAGGCACGGTGCCCCCGTTGACAGCCCAACGGGGGCCCCACGCGTGCTCCAGGATGGGCCAGTTCAGGTTGATCGCCATTCAGCCCTCCCGGCTCATCGGCGCCCGTACGGCGTCCAGGTGGTGGAGTTGTGCGCGCCGAGGTCCGCCATCTGCTTCTCCACGACCCGGCGCAGGTCCCGCTCGGACAGGACGGAGCCGGCGACGTGCACGTCGACCTTGTGGTGGACGATCACAGTGGTGCCGCCGCGTCCCGCGCTGACGCCGGCGCCAGCGAACGCGGGGGCGGCGATGGCGCGGCCCACGGTCCCGGCCAGGCCCGCGGTTGCGGCCGCAACATTCGGCGCCCCGGCGGTCATGCCGGTGGCGAGCATCCTGGCGACGTTCCGGCCGGCGATCTCCAGGGAGCCGTTGCCCGACAGAGGGCCGGTCTTCGCCGGGGACCACGGCCAGAAGTCCTTCACCGACTGGGCGATGTCGGAGACGGTGCTCCTCACCGAGCCGATCGCCGACTTCATGCCGTTGACGAGCCCCTTGATGGCGTTCCTGCCGGCGTCGTACAGCAGGGTGGCGAACCCTGAGCCGACGTCCATGATGAGTTTTCCGATGTCGCCGAGCGCTTGTTTCACCATGTGTTTGGCGTCGGTCCACGCCTTCGCCCAGTGGCCCGAGATCAAATCCATGACGACGGCCATCGTGTTCTGCACCCAGTGAATGCCCGTCGAGACGACGTCACGGATGGTCGCCCACACGAGTTTCACGGTGTCCTTGATCAGCCCCCAGACGAAAACCCAGGAGGCGGCAAGAACTTTCAGGACACCCTTGATGACGTCCCAGCTGAAAATGATGTTTGTGCGGATGAGGCCCCAGACGACACTCCACGTGGTGGAGATCTCGTCCGAGTGGGCCTTCCACCAGGCGATGAACTCTCGGACCTTGCCCATCAGCCAGACGAGGACGTTGCTGTAGAACCACTTCACGGCGGCCTCGACCGCGTGCAGCGTCGACTCCCAGGCGTGCCGGAATTCGTCCTTGTGCGCGCGGAACCAGTCCCACGTCGCCTTGATGGCGTCCTTCAGGGCGGGCATCGCCGTGTGGGCGAACCACACGATCAGGGCGTGCACGCTGGTCAGCATGTTGTGGAAGTAGGTCTTGAACTCTTCCTTGTGGGCCTTCAGCCAGTCGAACAGGTCCCGCAGCGCTGCCTTCACCGGCGGCGCCAAATTCCGCTCGATCGACTTGAAGACGAGCTCGACGTCGCGGACCATGCCGCGGAACACCGCGACGAACTCGGCCTTGTGCGCCCGCAGCCAATCCGTCAGGCGCTGGAACTCGGCGCGCACCGGTGGCAGCACCGTCGCCCGGAACCAGTCGAGGGCCTTGGCCGCCTCACGCACCCCGGCGGCGAACACCCGCTCCAGTACCCGGCCGACGTCCTCAACGGCACGCCGCAGCAGCGCGAAGTGCGTCCACGCGAACGCGACCGCAGCGCCGGCAGCCATCAGCCCCGTGGCGATCCAGCCGATCGGCGTCATCTCGATCGCCGAGCCGAGCGCGACGATCGCGCCGACCAGCAGCCCGCCGATCGCGCCGGCCAGCATTTTCACGATCGTCATGTGCTGGGTCAGGAACGAGGCCCCGTCGCGGATCCAGCCGAAGAACTTCGACAGGTACGGCAGCACCATGCTGCCGATTTCGATGCCGAGGTTGGCGAAGGTGGCCTTCATCTTCTCCATCTGCGCCTGGAACGTCTGCTGCGACTTCTCGAAGGCCCGCCCGAAGTTGTCCATGCTGGCGGCCTTGGTGATGTCGTTGTACTTCTCCTTCAGCCCGTCGAGGTTCTGGAGGAGCGACATGATCGCCTTGTCGGAGCGGCCACCACCGAAGATCTTCGCGAGGACCGAGTCCGCCTCCGTGCCGGAAACACCTGCCGCCTCAAGCGCGGTCTTCAGGTGGTTCAGTGCGACGTACAGGCCGTCGGGCTTCTGCAGGTCCGCGGCGAGGTCGTTCTGCGTGATGTGGGCCTTCTCCATGGCCTGCTGCATGGCGTCACTGGACGCCTTGACGTCCATGGAGGCGACGCCCATGCCGACGAGCATCTTCGCGGCCTGCGCGGACGGGGTCGTCATCATCGACAGGCCCATCGTCAGACGGGTCGCCGCGACCTCCGCGGAGTTTCCGCGGTCCGTCAGGTAAGCCAGGCCGGCGCCCATCGAGTCGATGGAGATGCCCATCTGCGCCGCGGTCGGCGCCCAGTTCTTCACCGACTCGTTGAAGTCCTGGAACCGCATGTCGCCCTGGCCGACGATCGCATTCAGGGACGCCATCGTCGGGCCCGCATCACTGGCCTGCTGGTTGAACGCCTTCATCACCGACGACAGGGCGTACGTGGTGTCGTCGAGGGAAGCGCCGGAGATCTTCATCTCCATCGCCGAGTACTTCGCGACCTCCAGCGCGGACGCCAGGTCCAGCGACGCGGAGATCGGGTGGTACAGGGCCTCGGCCATCTCCGTGCCCGACACGCCGACCTGGTTGCCCAGGGCCAACACCTTGCGGTTCAGGTCCTCCGAGGTGAGGCCCATCGCCCGGAGCTTCTCGTCGCTGAGGCCGGCGGCGGTGTCGAGGCGCGTCATCTGCGTCTCGAAATGCATCGCGGCCTTCGCCGTCTCGTACACCCCGAACGCGGCCCCGGCCAGGCCCATGGCGTACTTCTTCAGCCCGGCCACCGCAGAGGTCGACGCTGCCGCCGTCGACAGTGCCGCGGAGTCCATCGCAGCCGCGGTCTCCCGCGACGCCGCGACAGCGGCCGTCCCCATGCGGGTCTCCGCCGCTGCCGCCTCGCTCGTGGACGCGGTCACCGACTCGGCCATGACGGCGGCAGCCGCCCCGACCTCACCCATGGAGCGCGCGGCGACAGCCGCCTGCTCCGAGACACGGGTGAACGCCGGCCCCGCGGCGGAAGCCATCTCCTCCGTCGACCCCGACACGGCGCCCATCGCCGCCGGCACCGTGTCCCCGATGCCCTGCACGGCCTTCCCGAGGGCCCGGGCGGCCGAGGCGACCTGCCGGATCGAGGTCTTCATCGCGTCGGACGACTCGACGACCGTGGTCTCGGCCTCCAGAGCGGAACGGCTGATCGCCGCGAACGCCTCTGAGACGGCCGCGTTCGTCTCCCGCGCGGCCGCAACGAAGCGCTGCAGCCCCTCGACGGCCTTGACCATGCCCTCGGTGAACGGCGCCACGTTCGCGCCGATCTCGGCAACCACGGGCGGCAGGAATTCCGACACGCCGCACCCCCTCTTGGTGGAGTGCCGGCGCGCGGCAGAGTCAGGACGTGATGGCCTCGGCCCAGGCCCGGTTGAAGAGCTCCGCGATGTGGCCGCCGCGGAGCACGCGTTCGGCCGCGGGGATGAAGTACGGGCGGGCTGGCAGAACCGTCGCCCCGCCGCGGCCGGTAGCGCCGCCCAGCTCCTGGATGCGCGCGTACGGGGCGGTGGGGCCCATCACGGACATCCACACGCCAGCCCCTGCCGGGGTGGGCCCCGCCAGGTCGAACGAGCCGCGGAGGCGGCCCGTGATTTTCGCGGGTGGCCCGCCCGGCGGGGCCGGAGTAGGGGTGCCCCGCGCGTGCGAGTACCGGGACAAGTCGGTCCGGGCCTCGCCCGCGATCATCCCCTGCGCGGTCACGATCGCCTCAGGGGTGACCTCCTGCACCCTCAGAGACATCGTCTCCAGGGCCCGTACGAGAGCGTCGGCGCCGACCAGTTCCACAGCCACAGGTCAGTCCCCCTTCGCCGCTTCCTCCTGGGCCTCTTTCACGACGGCAGCCCACACCTCGGCCAGGGCCGGGAACTGGGCGTCAAGCCACAGCGGCAGGTCGTCGACCTGGGTCGGGGTCCAGCCGTACCGCTCCGCGTACCAGAAGTACGTTGCCGCGGCCTCCTCGGGCGTCCACGGCCCCTCCGGGACGTGCGAGGCACCCCTCCACCGGGCCGCTACTCGGCAGAGGGCTCGGTAGGGGACGCCTCATCCTTGCGCTGCCCCTCGTCGGCCGGGTCCGCCTTGCCTGGGAACAGGGCGCGGATCGCGGGCTGCACGAGCGCGGTGAGCGCGTCGTCGTCGCTGAGGGGCAGGAGCCGCAGGGACTCCGGCGCCTTCGCCGGGATCGGGTACTCGTACGACCAGTTCGTGATCAGAAGCGCGAGGAGGCCGTTGGTGACCTGGAACATCATCGACATCAGCTGCTCGGGGTCGCTGATGCCGGCCATGACGTCCTGCTTGTCGCCGCGCCGCAGTTCACGCCAGTCGCGGAGCTCGATCCACGCGCCGGACGGGAGGGCATGCCGTTCACTCATGAGGGTTTTCCAGTCCTAGTAGGTGTTGGGTGCGACGTTGCAGGTGACCGAGACCTTGATGGGGCTCTGGCCTCCGGAGCCGCCGGCGTTGGTCGTGTTGAAGACCGGCTTGAAGCTGGTCTGGTAGCCGACGGCGGTCTTGCTGGTGTCGGCCTCGGAGGTGAGGAACGCGGCGACCTGGCAGTCGATCTGCACGGTGATGAGGTTGGTGCCGGCGAGGCCGTTGCTGATGAGGATCTGCAGCTGCGGCTGCGTGTTGTTCAGCATGTACAGCAGCGCGGACTCGTCGGCGACCGCACCGAAGTTGAGCTTGCCTTCGACGGAGAGGCCGCCGCGCTGGATGATGTACGGCGACTGGGAGTTCGTTGCCGTGTAGTACGGGGTGACTTCCCGCTTGATGGTCAGCTCGCCGTCGGTGACGGTGTTGACGAGGGTGCCGCCACTCGCCGGTCCACCGATGCCGATCTTCGTGACCCAGGAGGCCATCGGCAGGATCGCCGTCGGGTTCGCGGTCGGGGCGGAGCCGAGCGCCACCGACGGGAACGCGGTGGCCTTCCCGGACCAGGTGAACAGCTCGGACTCGGCGTTGAACTTCATGCCCAGCTCGCTGAGGCACGCGCCCGGGTACTGCCGGGCACCCGACGTGGCGGTCGGGCCGAGGTAGTGCGTCAGGGTGTGCGAGATCGGCTGGCCGCTGCCCGAGTTCAGCAGGGACCACGCGTACGTGTACGGGCCGATCACGGGGGTGACGGCCTGCGCGGAGGCGTGCGTGAACAGCAGGCCTGTCGACGGTGTGGTGATCGGGATCGTGAACGGGCCCGAACCGGTGGGCGTGCCGGTGGTCACGACCTCCGCGGTGGCGCCGGTGCCGACCTGCACGAGTGTGCCGTTCGGGATGGTTGCGACGGTCGACAGGGACGTTGCGCCCGCGACCGCCTGAGCCGACAGGGTGGTCGCGCCCGAGCCGGTGGGGGTGCCGGTCACGGCGACGTCGCCAAGGATGTTGCGGAACCAGAAGCCCATGCCGTCGCCGTACACGGGGCCGCCGAGGTCGACCTCGGAGATCTTGACGCCTGCGATCTCCGCGAACGCGTCGGTGCCCATGCTGCCGCGCCAGGACTTGTCGTCCAGGAACTTCGGCGCGTCCTTCGGCTTGAGTGCGTTCACGAGCTGGGTGAACGTCATGGCGACGGGCGTGCCCTGCACGGCCTCGGCTGCGATGCCGAGGAACTGCTTGGCGGGGGCCCAGGTGGTGGGTGTAGGCACCGGTTACTCCTCGGGGTTGAGCGGCCCGGCGTTGTCCGGTGCCTGGTTGGGGCGCTTGCGGGTGGGCTGCCAGCGGCCGTCCTCGGGCGGGCCGTCGGGCCACGCGAAGACCGTGGCCGACAGGGCCGGAACGGCCGGGGTGTCGTCTCCGGCCGGTACTGCAGGCCGCTCCGGGTGGGCGGTGAGCGGCACATGGACGTAGACGGTGTCGAAGCCAGCCGTGTACTCGTAGGCGGCTGGCGCTGCGGACTGTTCGGCCTTCGGCTCGGCCGCAGGCTCGGTCGGGGTGTCCTTGGATGCGGGCATGGCGAAGCTCCAGGCAGAGGGAAGGGCCTGCTGTCTCGATCCGCTCAGGCGGTGACGAACTCGCAGGCGGAGAAGGTGACGCTCAGGTAGGACTTGGTGAGATCGGCGGCGGACTCGGGCTGCCCGTACTGGAAGACGAGGCCGTCCAGTGCGGACCGGTCGATGTGCTCACCGGCCTGGAAGACCGCCCCGCCGAGCGTCCGGTCGGCGCGGAAGTGCTCGGCGATGGCGTCCCGCAGGGCGTACACGTCGTCCTGTGCGTCTTCCGCGTACGGGGTGCGGGAGCGGATGAACAGGCCGAGCTCGACCTGGAAGTTCCTCTGTTTCTGGCCGCTGTGCGCGCCGCCGAGTGCCACCCTGAACTCGTGGTCGTGATAGATCGTGACGACCATTTGGCTGCCGGTTCGGGCACCGGGCTCCATGCCGTTGAAGTAGTCGGCGTGGTCGTCGCGCTTCGCGAACGCCCTGCGGACCACTCCGATCCCCTCGACCGGGGACGACCGGTACGTGCGGGTCTGCTCGTCGTACGGGCCGCCGAAGTACTGGCAGATCCCGTCCAGCACGGTCTGGATGCTCACCGGACCCTCCCGTACGAGGCGAGGATCCGCGACGCGTCCGCGGCGTAGTCGGCGCTGCTCTTGCCGGACTTGGTGCGGATCGACGAGGTGGTCGGCGCGTTCGGGTAGGAGTTCTCGACCTGCACGTCCGGGCGCATCAGCATGGCGACGGCCTTGCTGGTGACCGCGAGGCGAAGCTCGGACGGCATGCCGGACAGATCTGCGCCGGCGGTGTGCGCGGCAATGGTGGGCGCCGCAAGAGCGACGGCCGTGGTGGCCGGCGCGGTGCCGACCGCGGGAGGTACCCACGTGGAAGCGACCGTGACGGTCTCCTCCACACCCGGCTCCCACAGCCGGTACGTACCGCCCGGCACCATCCCGGTCGGGTCCGACACGGTCAGGCTCGTCGCGCCCGCGAGCGCATCCGCCCCGAGAACCGTCGACACGAAGCCGGCAACGACCGCGGACCGCACGAACATCTGCCCGTAGGAGGCGGGGGCGCCGAACTGCAGCGATCCCGACCAGGCGCCGGAGTAGCTGCCGATCGGAAGGATGATGTTGGTGTCGTTCTCCACCCACGCCCCGGAGCCGTCAATGCTTGTCAGGGCTGTCGGCGAGTAGCCGTAACCCACGGTGCCGACCGACACGACCGGCCCGTGGTCGGAATGCCAGCGCAGGCATCCCTGCGTGTCCGCGTGGCAGCGGGTCTGCTGGGTGAAGGCGTGAGCGCCGAGCGGCTGGTTGGCCTCGTTGTCGGCCCAGCCGGACGCCATGAGCAGGATGTTGTTCAGCTCCGCGTCCTGTTCGGCCTGGGTGCTGGCGCCGACGCGGAGCCCGTCGAGGTCGAGGTAGGTGGGGTGCGCCTTGAACGCTGCGACGCCTACGTACGGGGTGAGCGGCACGGTGCACCTCCCTGGTCAGCGGGTGAACTGGCCGTGCTCGCAGCCCATGGCGGTCGCCGTCTCTGGCCACCCGCCGGGCATGCACACGGGGCAGGGCGGGGTCTCCGCCTTGGCCTTGGCCTTCGGCGCGGGGGCCGGCTCGGGTGCGGTGATGTCCAGGGCCTCGTCGGGCTGGACGCTGTCGACCGGCTCGGGTGCGGTCTCGGCCCGCTTGCGAGGGGGCATGGCTAGTTCTCCTTGTCGCAGGTGCCGCCGCAGCGCGAGCACGTGGCGAAGTACGAGCCGAACCCGCACGAGGTGCAGCGTCTGCCGCCGCGGGCGCGGCCGCCCAGGTTCGCCGGGAACGCGCCGAGCTCACGCAGGGCCCGCTCGTGCTGGCGGTTCGTCACGGTGACCGTGCCGTCCCGGCCCGGGTTGTACGTGGTGGTGGCGCCGGTGATTGCGCCCTGGACGTCCACGCCGCGCACGGCGCCGTCCGGCAGGCACAGGCGTGCCATGGCTTCTCCTTGAGGGCTGGGTGCGGGCCGCCAGCACCCCCGCTGGCGGCCCGCGGCCTGGTCAGGCCTTCTTGATGCCGGTGACGGCGCCGTTGAAGCCGGGCCCGTAGCAGACGAACGTTCCGAACCAGTACGAGCTCGACTCGTAGGAGAACTGGGTCGGCGTCCAGTCCACGCCCATCAGGTCCTGGACGTTGAACACGGACCACACGTCCGAGACCTCGCTGTCCGGGATCGGCAGCGTGTCCGAGATGATCGGGGCGTTGCCCTGCGGCATCCACGGGTGGACCTCGACGTTGACGGTCTTGCCGGTGACCTCGTTGACGAGGCTGGTGACCACGTCGCCGAGGGTGACGCCGGTCAGCTCGTTCTGCGTGAGGTTGATGCGGTAGCCGTTGTTCGCCGCGCCGTTCTTCAGGGCGTCGGACAGCTGCTTGCGGTCCGAACCGTTCATCAGGATGCGGTCCGGGTCGGCCTTGACGGCGTCGTACAGGGCCGCGAACGCGGTCTGGAACTCCGAGCCGGGGTTCGCGGTGGACAGCGCCGCGTTGAGGCGGTTCACGTAGCCCGACGACGCGCCGGTGCAGATCGGCAGGATGCCGTCGTACCCGTTGGCGTAGGCGGTGGTGTCCGCGGTGACGGTGGAGGCGGCGGTGCCGGAGGTCGGCAGGGCGCCCTGGATGGTGAAGGTGTTGTAGCCGGTCCGGCCCGCGTACCAGCGGGACGCGTCGCCGGGGTCGGAGGCGCCGGTGGACACGTAGACGCGGGCGCCGAGAGCGCCGGCCGGCAGGGTGAACGTGACGTCGATGACCTGCCCGTTCGTGGCGGCGACGTTGCCCGCGGAGGACAGCACGGACTGGCCGAAGTCACCCGCGTCCGAGGTCACCTTCGCGTACACGTTGGTGGTGATGCCGGAGATGCCGACCTCGCTGCCGGTGGCCGACCGGGCGGTCAGGGTGACGCCGGTGGGGGCGGCCAGGGCACCGAGGAACCCGGAGCCGGTGCCGCGGCCCATGAGGAGCATGCGCTCCTCCAGCAGCATGCTGGAGTACAGCAGGCTGGTGCGGGACAGCTGCCGGACGTCCTGGAAGCCCTGGCCGGCGTACTGCGCGGACCAGGCGACCTGGTCGGACACGGAGAACTGCGAGTACGGGACGACCGTGTCGAATCCCGCGTAGCTGATCTTCGGGCCGCGTGCGTAGTACAGGCTGTTGCTGGCGCCGGACGGGGCGAAGTTGTTCTGGGTGGTGTCGGCGATACCGGGGTGGATGTTGCCGACTCCGCCGGTGCCGGTGCCGGTGAACCCGGAGATCGTCTTGAAGCGGTGGGAGGTGCCGACGCCCTTCTTCCGCGGGATGCGGTTGCGGAGCGGGGTCGGGCGGGGGGCGAGCATCTTCGCCGGGCTCTCCAAGTCGAAGGCGACGAGGCCGGACGAGACGGGGGAGGTCAGGGTGATGTCCTTGACCAGGTCCGGCTGCTGGGCCTTGAGCTCGGCGAGGGCCCCGGTCACGGACGCGAGGGCGTCGGCGGAGATGCCCTTGACGAGCTCCGGTGCCTCCAGCGCCTTGGTGAGCATGCCGAAGGCGTTGGTCGGCTGCGGGGAGAAGTCGAGGCCGTGGCCCTGCGAGAAGGCCTGCACCATGTCGTTCGGGCCGACGGTGCGGCTCGGGGCGGCGTCGATGGCGCCCATGAGGCGGTCGAAGCGGTTGGACAGCTCGGTCTTGCTGAGGGTGGGGGCGTCCGGGGACTCGCCGAAGAGGATGTCGACGTTGGGGAGAGCCACGACGGGCTCCTTTCATGCGAAAGCCCCGCGCGGCGGCGGGGCTGGTTGTGGTCAGAGGTGAGGCGGTCCAGCAGGGTCAGGCGTCGGCCTTGGCGAGGAGCGCGTTGGCTCGCTCCAGGTAGCCGTCGCGGAGGGTCCGGTCGGACACCTGGTCGGCCTTGAGCTGAAGCTGGCGGGCTTCGGCTCGCATCTGGTCGGCGTCGGTGTTCCGGGCCTGCTGCTGCTGGGTGGCGGTCCGTGCGAGGACGGGGCCGCCGGGGGCGGGCTGCGCCTTGATGGCGTTCAGCTCGCCGTGGGCCTTCGCCAGGTCGGCCGCGAGCGCGTCGATGCGCTCCTCTGCGGTCTTGCTGGCCTCTGCCACGGCGGACTTCACCAGGTCGGCGATGTCGGCCTTGAGGGTGTCCGGGACCTGGGGGGCCTCGGGGGTCTGGGGTGCGGCCTCGGCGTCGGCCTGCGGGGTGACGGCGTCCGCCTTGGCGGTGTCGGCCGTCTCGTCGGCGGTCATCGCAGTGTCGTCGGTGGTGTCGGTCTTCGCAGCGTCGGACATGGCCTCCGCCTCCATTCGCTCGTTGTCCTGGAACCAGGTGAGGCTCCGGACGGCGTCCAGGAGCAGGGCGATGTCGCACGCTTCGCGGAGGTTGCCGGCGGCGAGGGATTCGGCTTCGGCGATGATGAGCTGCGCGATGGCGGCGATGGCCTGCCCGGCGCCGGTGATGTCCTGCGTCTCGTCGCCGTCGTCGGCCTTGGCGAGCTGCGGGACGAGGGCGCGCACCTCGCGGAGGACCTGTTCGGCCTTCGCGATCGTCTCCGCTGCGGCTTCGTCGGGCGCGTCGCTCTTGTCGACGCTGCCGTCGGTGTTCCAGTCGTCGGGCACCATGGCCTCCAGTCCGAGGGCCTGCGCCCGCTTGATGATGTGGCGCCGGATGGCGTCGTGGTCGTCGCCGCCGCGGCCCACGGCCTTGATGGCCTTCCGCAGGTCGGCCTTGGTGGTGATGGGGTACGAGCCGTCTTCCATGGCGGCGCCGGATGCGGCGGCCTTCTTGCGGCCCGCGGCGCTGAGGTCGGCCTTCGGGATGACCGTGTTCGGCTGGTAGCCGAGTTCGGCCAGCTGCTCCTCGACCACGCCCCGCAGCATCTGGGTCGTCAGGACCTCGCCCGCCGGGGCGATCGAGATCTGCTCATCCGCCTTCTCCACGACCTGCGCGTCCTCGACGAGCTGCAGGTCGCCGGCGGCGTCGGCCTTGGCCATGTCGAAGCGGCACTCGGGATTCGCGGGCCTGTCGACGACGGACACTTCGATCACGTCGCCGCCGACGATCAGGCCGTTCGGCGCGTCGGCCTTCCCCATCTCCACCCGCGGGTTCTTGATGCCGACGGAGAAGCCCCTCAGCACGCCGTGCTCGATCTTCTTCACCGCGACCGGATCGACGATCCGGGCGGCCAGCAGGTGTGTGCCGTCGTCGCCCTTCGAGAGGCCGACACCGACGCCTACAGCCCTCTTGGCGTCGTGCTGCTCACGGACTCCCCCACCTTCGGCCATCCATCGGGGCATGGCCTGGTCGAGCCACGCCTCGTCGAGACGCTGCTGGTCGCGGTCCAGCGCGGACGATGCCGCGGGCCCGTAGACGATGATCGTGCCGTCGTCCTCGCGGACTGTCTTGGTGATGGGCGCCCACGCGTAGGCGGTGGTCATGTGGTCCTCCTCGCCCGTAGCGCGGGCACTTGAGTGTGGGAGCCGGGTCAGGCCGGTGCGATGAAGCAGCGGCAGTTCGGGTGCGCGGGCGGACCGTCGGCGCCGTCCCAGCCCTGCCCGACCGGAACCGGGCCCTGCGCTGCGAGCCCTTCGCAGCGCAGGCAGGTCCGCTCGTCGCCCTCCGCGACCCACCGGACCTCAACAACACCGGCGGCCCGGTACGCGGCGATCGCCGCCGCGGACTGGGCTCGGACGAGCTCCGACAGGGCGAGCATCCGCGCCCAGGCCCCGTCGCCGAGGAACCGGCGAATCAGCCCGGACAGGCCGGCCGCATCGCCGCCCGCACGGAGGGCGTCCGCGAGGACCTTGGCAAGCGCGTCGAGACGGCCCGACAGGACCTTCTGCGCCCACGCCGCTGACTGGGACGCCCACGTGCGTGCCGCATCGGCGACATCGCCCGGCAGTGAGCCGAGGGCGGCTTCCGTATCGCCCTCGGCCCACGCCCACGCCGCGTCCTCGTCGGTGAGAAGCGCGCGGGCGGCGGTGTGGCCGATCGCCCAGCCCTCCAGCCAGATCAGCCGCAGGACGGGCAGGAGCCCGGTCAGGGTGACGTTCCGGTGGCGGAGGAACGCCAGTGCCGCAAGCGCCGCCCAGTCGTTGCCGTGCCCAGTTGTGGAGTGGGCGTGGTGGGCGAGCCACGCCTCGGCGAGGTCATCGCTGTCGACGTCGTCGTCGAGCGCGGTGGTGATGCGCTGCTCCCACAGGGAAGCAGTGGTCAGGTCACGGCCCCAAGCGGGCCACGGCCTTTTGGGTCGGCGGCCTTGGCGAGCACTGCCCGCGGGTCGTCGGCCAGGTCCGGCGCGTCTGTCTTCGTGACGGTGTCGAACTGGAACGGCCGCTTCGGGGCCGGATTCTTGCGGGCCCACCGGCGGTAGGCGGCGAGCTCGGTCTTGACCTGCTCCGCCCGGTCCGGATCGTCTTCCGTCTCGCCGGCGTCCTGGTTGGGCATGCCGGTCTTCGTGTCCGTGTCCGGGCCCTGCGGGGCGTCGAGGACACCGTCGGCGTCCGCGTCGGCGAGCGGCTTGCCGTGCACACCCTCGACCGGCTCGCCGGGCGGGGTCAGCTTGGAGGCGCCGTTGAGGAACACGACGCCGCGCTGCGTGCGGATCATCGGCATGTCCGCCTCGGGGAAGTCGTACCGAGGAAGGCCCATGCGGTCCCGGTCCTCGTTGTACGTCATCCGGCCCTCTTGGACGCGGTCGCCGGCGACCTTGTCGGCCGTCGCCTCGCCCTCCTCCTCCAGGCCAAGGAAGCGGAACTCCAACTCTTCCGGCATGCGCAGGTGCTGGCGGGAGATGCCGGTGGCGAGCTGCTGCAGCCATCGGACGGTCGGGAAGGTGGCCTTGCGTTCCTGGACCTGCTCCTGGCCCTCGTGCCAGCCGGACGAGCCGAGGCCGCCCTGCTCGGTGAACCCGAGTTCGGCGATCGTGACGTCGAAGTGCGACGCGATGAGCTTGATCAGGAACAGGTCGTACTCGGGCTTGTACCGCTCCGCGGCGTCCGGTTGCGACTCCAGTTCCATGCCCGGAGGCAGGACCCGAAGCCTGTGTCGCGCACCCGTGGAGGAGTAGGCGTCGTTCAGGAGCGTCTCGTACTCGGAGGTCTGGGCCGGCGTCCAACCCGAGGCGCCCGTGTTCTTCAGCAGCCCGGTCGGGACCGTGCCTTCCGTGTACTCGTCACGGATCCACTTCCGGCGACGCAGCCACACGTCGACGTCTCCCAGGGCCTGCTCGACCGCGGAGTAGCCGTACGGGGTGTGGGCGCGCACGTTCCTGCGCTTGTAGATCAGCTGGTCGGTGCTGTACCCGTCCGGGATGTCGCCGTTCTCGTCGGCGTCCGCGATGAACTCGCCGCGGGGGAAGCCCTGCAGCACCTGCTGGTAGGCCGGGTTCGGGGGCAGAGGACGGCCGCCGCGGTGGTCCCGCAGCGGCTTGATGGTGGACCCGTCGAGGATCTCGAACGCGAACAGGTCACCGCCGAGGGTGCGCCGCGGATAGATTGCCACGGCGTCGAGGACGAGGTGCTCCTCCAGGAGCTTGCTCATCCACTCGCCGGTGCCCTCGTCCTGCCCCGGGTCGGGCCGGCGCCAGAACTTGCTGCAGCGGGCGATCTCCGGGCCGAGCCTGTCCCGCAGCTCGGCCTCGACCTCGGCCGGCGGCCGGTCGGGCTGCGCGGCACGTGCGGCCTCGACGGCGGACTTCGTGATGGTGATCGCCCAGTCGAAGGCGACGACTTCGGCCTTGCGGATCTCGATGCAGCGGCGGGCGAGGCCGCCGATGTCCGCGGCGTCCCGCAGGACCTTCCACGGCACCAGCCGGTCGTTGACGCCCGGCAGGTTGCTGGACACGGGGTATTCGTTGAAGCGGGGCTCCGGCCGGCCCGTTCGCGGGTTCAGCGGGTCGATCGCGCCGGGGATGAGCGGCATGCCCGGGCCGAACGCGACCTGCGGTTCCGTGCGGGGCAGTGGCACGATCGCGCCGGTGGTCTGCCTGCCGACGGTGCTGGTGGCGATGAGAGCTGCGACCTGCTGCGGCGTGAATGTGGCCGCGGCGCCAGTCGTGGACAGGGCCTTGGTGGTGTCCGGCTCGGTGGGGGTGCGGCGGAACGGGTTGGTCCAGCGCGGCACGTCGCACCCCTCCTATCTGTTTCGGTACTGCTGGAGCCAGTCCATGGCGTCGCCGTGCCCGCCAGGCCCGTCGTAGAAAGCGAGCAGGAGCGCGTCGGCGTTGTCCGGGCTGCGGCCGATGCGCTTCTTCGTCTCGGCCTTGGGTTCGACGACGATCCGCCCGGAAGCGTCGGTCGTGTACTTGGGTGCGGTCAGCTGGGAGACGAGCCGTTCCCGGTCGTCGGTGTCGAGTTCGGACAGGTCCCAGCCGCGGTCCTCGGACAACTGCCTGCCGACCTGCCACCAGATCTGGGAGCGAAGCCGCGCGTACTTCTGTGGCTCGCTGCTGGCTTCGGACACGTTGACGCCGACGATGTCCGCGTCGTGTTCGCCCTGCTGCTGCTTCTCCCGCAGCGCGCCGACGATGCCCCAGCCGATGCCGATGCTGTCAACCTTGACCTTCGTGGCCTTGGTGAGCCGGATCGCGTGAATGATCTCGGCGACGACCTTCGCCGAGTCGCGGTCGCGGCTGCGCCACTCACGTCCGACGCGAGGGCCGCGCCGCTCCCGGATGACGGTCTCATCCCCGCCCGCGCCGAGGTCGACACCGAGGTGGACCGGCGCCAGGTCCGTGTGCAGCAGCGGGGTGGACGGCGGGGTGGTGCAGGCCCGGATCGCGGAGAGTCGGACGACGCCGTCCTCGGCGTCGGACGGGAACAGGCCCAGGACCTTGGAGATGTAGGTGGGGGACTGCTCGCCGAACTCGGTCCGCATGTCCTGCTCGTAGGCGTGCGAGACAAGCATTGGCCTGAGGTCGTCTGGGACCGGCTCGTCGGTGAAGTTGGGCGAGTCGAACGCGGAGATGCGAATGGTGTTCCATCGCCCGTTGGAGCAGGCCCTGGCGAAGTACGAGCCGGGGTCGTCCGGGTTGCCGACCGCCAGGATCCGGCAGTGCTCGCCGGTTGCGATCGCCTGCGCCGCGGTCCAGAACTGCTTGTTCACTCCGCAGGCTTCGTCGATCAGGACCAAGACGTACTTGGCGTGGATGCCCTGGAACGCGTGGGGGTTGTAGTCGGACGGCTTACGGCCGAAGGCGATCAGTCGCTTGCCGAGCTTCCACTCGGTTTCGTTGATCCGGCCGATGAAGGGGTTGCCTCGCGCGGTGGCCTTCGAAAACGCCCCGTTGATCTCGGACCACAGGATGGCCTTGACCTGGTCGCCGGTCGGGGCGGTGGTGACGACGCGGGCTTCGCCCGGCGGGTGGATGTCCAACCACCAGGCCGTAAGTCGTGAAGATACGAACGACTTCCCGGTTCCATGACACGACTGCACGGCCGTCAGTCGGTTGTCCCGCACGGACTCGGCGATCTCCACCTGCTTCGACCACAGGTGTTCGCCGAGCTTCTCCCGGGCCCACAGGGCGGGGTCGGCGGCGTAGTCGGAGGCGCGGGCCTGCTGCTCTTCGTCGTCTTCGAGCTGGTCGGCGAGGAGTGTGAACGCGTCGAGGCGCAACAGGCACCCCCTCGCGCTACTTCACGGCCCGCAGATGCCGGGCCATGACCTTCTTCACCGTCGCGGCCTGCTCCGGCGTCACGCTGATCGCGGCGAGGCCGGCCTGGACCGCCTCCATGAGGACGCGGGCCTTCTCCTCCTCGATGCGGGCGAGACGTGCGTCAATATCGAGACGGGCGATGTCCGCCAGCACCTTCCCGGCGCGGTCCATGGCCCGCTCGTACATGCCGATCTCGGCGCGGAGCTGCTCGGCTCCGGTGTTTCCTTCGTACCGGATGCTGTCCTCGCCGAGCCGGTTGACGAGCGCCGCGACGGCCTTCTGCCAGGCGACGATCTGTCCGGCGAGGTGGGAGAGCGCGGTGAGTGGGTCGTCGACGGGTTCGGCTTGGAGGTCGGCGAGGAGGGTGCGGGCCTCATGGTCGGCCTTCAACTTCGCCGCTGCGGCCCTCTGTGTCTTCGTGTTTCCACCATGAAGGCGGCAGAGCCCGTATCCCGGATGTTCCGTTCCCCAGCCGGCAGCGAGCTGGCATTCCCCCGAGGACTCTTCCTGCCGGGTCTTGGCTCCGCACTTGGGGTTGCTAGGCATCGCGGCCTCCTTCAGGTGACGGTCAGCAGGCCGGTCTTACGGACAGGAACCTCGGGACTGTCGGTGATCCTCAGCCAGACAACCCACTTGCCGACGGTGAGGGTGGTGCCGCCGGGGCCGACGAGGCAGCGCGCGTTGTAGCTGGACGTGCCCGGGATGGGGGTGGTGTCCCAGCTGCCCGTGTACCAGGTGGTTGGCTTGGCGCCCTGCGCGGTGAACGCGAACTCGACCACGTCAGCCGTCGGGTTGTAGGGGAGGCCGGCGTTGGTTGCGGTGACCGCGGCGAGGACGTACTCCAGGGAGAGGGAGTCGATGGACTGCACGGCGCCGCTCCTCTCACTGCAGGTCGGCCCGCCACGGGTTGGGCTGCTCGTCCGCATGCCAGCGGCCGGGTACGAGTTGAGCGGTCCAGCGGAGGAGCGGGCCCGCCACGGTGAACGTGAGATTGCGGACGGCAGCACCGGCGTGAATGACGGCCCGTGCGGTCGACACCTCGATTGCGGTGCCAACCCGCAGAACCTTGACCCGGCCGAGGGGCTGCGCGGTGCTGGTCTCCTGCGCGGTGCCGACGGGCAGGCGCTTCATGTGGCCGATCGGCTGCCCCGTGTCGACTTCGACCGCGGTGCCGAGCGTCAGGCGTTTGGTGCGGCCGACGGGTTGCGCGGCGTCCTGCTCGGTGGCTGTGCCGACGGTGAACTGCTTGGTGCGTGCGACGGGTTGGGCGGTGCTGGTCTCGATCGCGGTACCGACGGCACGGATCTTGATCACCTTGATCGGCTGCGCCGTCTCGACCACGCCCGCGACGCCGATGGCCCGTAGCTTGGTCCGGCCGACGGGTTGCGCGGTCTCGGTCTCGCCCGCGACGCCGACGGCCAGGTTCTTGAGGCGGCCGATGGGCTGCGCGGTTTCGACTTCGCCTGCCACGCCGACCGCGATGGTGGTGGTGGAGGTGGCGTTGATGTTGTCGATCTCGGCGAAGTCCGCGGTGCCGGATGTGCGCTGGGACTCGCAGTAGAAGATCAGCGTGCCGAGGCGCATCCACTGGGCGTTGACGGTGACGGTGCGCTGGGTGGTCCACGTCGCGTTGTCCGGGGACGTCTCCATGAGGATGGAGCCGCCGGTCTCCTTGAACCGCCACCAGGCGTGCGAGGTGGCGTTGTAGGTGACGGTGGTGGGGCTGGCGTCGCTGCCGCCGATGTTGTTGCGGAACTGCAGGTTGCCGGTGTTCGGGCTGTAGGTGATCTCCAGGTTGGTGGTGGAGACCGTCGGACCCGCACTGACGTACGCGGAGAACGCTGCTCCGGTGCCGCCGCCGGTGGCCGGCAGGGTCGGGACCTGGAAGGCGACCTGGCCGCCCTGGATCTCATACGCCGTCGCGGTGTACAGGTCTTCGAGGGTGGTGGTGGTCGGGATCCGGGCCCGGCCGCCGGTCGCGCTGACGTTGGTGGTCTTCGTCCACTTGGCGTCGATCGTGCTGGTGAACGTGTCCGTCAGCGTGCTGAATGAGGGGGTGAACAGCCCGTCCATGCCGGAGAACTCGACCCAGCCGGGGTCGTTGGTGACCGACGTGTCGCCGTTGCTCAGGTCCGTCGTGCCGACGTTGCCGTAGTTGATCGTCGCCGAGTACGACGCGGCCGTGGTGGTCGACGTCTCGTAGCCGATCTCCACGACGAGCCGGTCACCGACCTGGATCGCCAGCGAGCTGACCGCGACCGCACCCTCGGTGGCGCCGGCCGCCGTCGTCCCGAACTCGGTCGCACCCGTGTAGTTGCTGAGCAGGGTGCCGCGCGGGATGTCCGAGTCCCCCGAGGTGACGTAGATGTGCATGTGCCAGACACCGTCGAGGAGCGCGTTGCTCTCTTTGGCGCCGATGCACCAGGTGACCGTTCCGCTGATGGTGCCGGCCTTGACCGCGCCCGCACTGATGGACCGGTGCAGCAGGACCTTACGGGTGCCCGAGCCTGCTGCGAGCGAGATCGAGCTGGTGCCCGCGGAACCCTGCGGCTTCCGGCCGAGGAGCTGCACGTCCTCGCCGCTGGCCGTGGTCCAGGAGCCGCGGCGCGTCGCAGGCGTATAGGGAGGGGCGCCCGAGGTGATCCAAAAACGACAGGCCACGGCTCACCTCCGAACGGGCAGAGGGTCTGTCAGGCTGCGGAAGTAGCCCACAGGAAGTCGTTGATCTGAGCCACAGCGGCCGAGCCGTCCGGGATGAGCGACCACACGTGCTTCGAGATCGGGATCCGCGTGGAGTCCGTCGAGGTGGTCGTGTCGGGGTCGTAGTAGATGACCAGCGCCCCGACCTGGGCGCCAGCGGATGCGGTCCACGTCTGGTCCGCAAAGTCGAGGGCGACCCGGTCGTTCGTGTTGTCGACCGTCGCGGTCGCGGACGAGATGGTCTTGCGGCCCATCGTGGTCTGCTCAGTGCCCGCAGCAACGACAGCAGCGACCGTCGCGCAGTCCCGCAGGGTGGCGTCCGAGGGGAGACCGGACGAGGCGAGGAGGAGGACGCCAAGGGCATCGTTCGCGGCGGGGAGGCTGGTGTAGTAGGCCGTGCGGCCAAGCGCGATGTTGAAAACTATGTCGGCCACCGGAGCCTCCTAGCGGGTCGGGTCGGGGATGAACTCGGCGCTGCGGGGGGCGGTGAGGTGGTCGGCTCGTCGTGCGCGGCATGCGGGGCCGAGGTGCCACCAGCGGCGGGTGCCGAGTGCGGCGGCCTGTCCGCAGCGGGAGCAGGTGCCGGGGATCGGCTGCCAGTCGGGGCCGGGGTGGAACGGGGCGTCGAGGGCCCGCCACAGGTCGCGCGGGTCAGTCACTCGGCCGTCTCGGTCATCAGCGAGACGAGGGGCCGGACGTATGTCTCGGTCAGGAAACTGCGGCCAGTACCGTCGTCCAACGGCTCGATTTGCTTGCCGTTCGCGTCGAGCTTGTAAGCCGTGACGCTGATGTAGACAGCCGCTGGCGGGTCGGCATCGAGGTTGACCGGCGGCACGAGCTCGATCTTGATGACCGGCGCGTGCACGGGATCGGGCAGGTCGTGGTCGGTGAGCCACTTCCGGAAGTCGTTCCAGGTGACCATCGGCATGCCTTTCGGGTTGGGGGCGCGCGGCCTGCTGCTCGTCGGCTGCTGGCCGCGCGCCGCGCCCGCCACCCTCGGAGCGGGCGCCGGTTCCCTGCCGGGGGCCTGGACGGTGGCCGCGCCCGGCAGGGAGCTTGAATCCCGCCGGCCACGCCCTGGGAGAGGTGACGGCCGGCGGGAAGAACTGGTCAGGCCGCGGCGGTCCACTGGTTGGTGCCGCGCCGCATCCGAACGGCGTATTCCGTCGCAAGGACCTCGGACGCCCGGTACAGGGCGGTACGGGCCGTCTTGGCGTTCACGCGGGTGATGTAGCCGCAGTGCACCCAGTAGGCGAAGGCCTTCTTGGTGACGCCTGCTGCGGCAGCGGATTCGTCGGTGGTCCACAGGGTGGATTCGAGGGGGCCGTTGAGTGTGACCGGCTGCGCCGCGGCGGAGTGCACCGGGATCACCGCCTTCCCGGGCAACACGAAAGCCCCGCCGGAGACCGGCAGGGCTTCGAGGGTTTTCACGCTGCGACGGGCGTTTCAGGGCATGCGCCGTCAGGGCTGAGGATAGGGCCCCACCCGGACTTTTTGCAACTGAGTGCAGAAAGGTCGGTGGAGTCGGCCACCTCCTTTGCCCATTCGGCGTACTCCTGCTCCGTCATCAGCGTTTCGCACGCGCTGTTCTCGCATGCGATGTAGTCCTCGCCGTCGGCGAAGAACAGGGACCGCCAGCCGCACTTCTTGCACGGGGCGAGGCGCTGTTCCCGGCGGGCGTCGCGGGCGGTGAAGCGTTCGGCCATGCGGTGCCAGACGCCGATCTGGGAGGCCGGGTTCGCGGAGTCCCGCTCGTGGATCTCGCCTGCGCACGGGTGTTCGGCCATGAGCCAGGCGAGGTGGGTGTCGAGGAAGGAGACCGTCTCGGTGACGACAGTGCCCTCGCGGACAGCGGCAGGCCGTGCCCGGAGTCCGCGGAGGTCGCGGATGTCGTCCTCCAACTCGGTGAGGCCGCCGACGATCAGGTCGGTCAACAGCCGGGAGGCCTGGCCGGGCCACGGGGCGATGCCGGCGGGTCGCATGGTGGTGACGTCCGCGGGGCGGGCGGTGCCGTGCGTGGCTTCGAAGTGGACGGCGACGAGGAGTTCGGGAAGGGCGTGCAACCGCTGCCGGGTGCGGTGCTGGCAGCCGTGGCAGTGGACGGGCTGGCCCCAGGCGGGCTGGAGTTCGTGGGGGGTGCCAGTGGTTTCGGCTCGGCGCCAGGCGCGTCCGCACGGGCCGGGGCAGGCAGTGGGGGTGGCGGGCATGGTGGTCCTCCCGGGGCCGGTGCGGGCTGATCACCATTCAGTGTTACATCCGCCTCTACCACTCGCGGGCGGGCATGGAACGGCCCCGCACCGGGGCAGGTGCGGGGCCGTTGTCGCGGGCGGGCTGATCACCGGGCCTGCTCTCTCTGTACTGCTCCCGCTGGCCAGGCGATGCTGCGGGCGACGGTACTCGACACGTCGAGAAGGGCCTGCCGGACGCGCTTTGCGAGGGCGGGCGTCGGACGGGAGGCGTACATGGCGTCGATGGTGGCGTAGCTCTGCATGGTGGCCACGAACGCTGCGATGTTGGCGGCGGCCGCGGCGGAGGTGATGCCGCCGAGCCGGTCAGCGAGGGCCGGTGCGGGGTGGCGCTGGATCTGGTGCAGTGCGCGCTGGCGGTGCGGGTAGGGGCGGTGGCTCATGCCTTGTCCTTCTCGCTGGTGGTGTCGCGGATCGACCATGCCTCGTTCGGTAGCGTCGTGATGCTCCCGTCGGGCAGGTCAAGGTCCTCAAGTGCCGAGCTGTATTGGTACCAGCCGTCCTTGGGAGCGGTGAATCCCTTCGTTTCGGGTGCCGGGGCGAAGACGGCGAGGGCAGCGGTGGCAAACTGGTACGGCTCGCCGACGAGGGGCCAGTTGTCGCGCGCCGCCGTGAGGATCTTCTCGGCGTCCTCGGCGGTGATGCCGCGCCGCCGCGCCTCGTCCAGGTACTGGTCGTGCTGCGCCTGGGCCTTGCGGGCGCGGGCTTCGTGCTCGTCGCTCGCGCGGGCGATGAGGCCTCCGTAGGCCGTCGCGGCGGCTGCTGCTCCGAGTCCTGCGTGAGCTTCCATGGTTCATCCTCTCGCAGCTGCGCCCGCCCCGGCAGGTGTCCGGGGCGGGCGCGTAGGTCAGTCAGTGGCAGGCAGGTAGAACTCCTCGGCGCGGCTAGCCTTGCGAACCAGCACCCCGTGGTCGAGCCACACCTGCAGTGCCCGCCGAACCGTGTCACGAGACTCGAACGGGCCCCGCTCGGTCAGCGTCTCCTTCGTCGCGCAGCCCTCCTCCGCGCACAGCTCCTCAAACACCCGGTACAGGTCCGGCCACTCCCGCCGACCAACCTCCGACCCATCCGGATAGGTCAAGCCAGTCTCGTAAGCGACCCGCTGGGGGTGAAGCATGGGTCTCCTCCCCGCGGTTTCAGCCGTCGAGCTGCTCTTCAAACGGATGTTCATGAAGTGGCGGATCGCTACCGAGTCCGTGAACCACTCCGTTGACTGGACTCGGAAGGCCGCGAAGGAGCGATGCAAGGCTCGCTCCAAATGCCTGTCGCCCGCAAGAACGAGCAGGACGTTCTCCCGACGCAGGGCGAGTGCCGAGACACGCTGAGCAAGGTTCGTCGAGTACCCGATTTTGATTCGGCTTCCGTGGCCAAGAAAGTAGACGACTTCCCGGCCTGGGGTGGCGAGCGCCGACTCGACTTCCACGACCGGCGCCTGCTCGATCAAGTTCTCTTCCTCGACTTCCTCGACCTCCAGGGCAGCTTCCCCGGACACGAAGAGCCGGACGGCCTGATGAGCAACGGCGGCAAGATGCCGTCGGCAGAGACGGACGGGCGTGTGAACAGCAGGTTCTGACCAGCAGGCGAGATCGCCGGTGCGCCCTTCGCAGACTTCGTCGGTGACATCCATGATCAGGCCGCCTTCTTCTTCCTTGCTACCGCGTACAGTTTCGACCGGTCCTCGGCAGTGCCGGCCTCGGCCAGGTAGCCGCGGGCCACCCACGTACGGATCGGGTCGGAGATCGCAGTCCGCGTGTTCAGGCCGTCCAGGCCGTCACCGAGCAGACCGTTGATCGTCACCCCTTCCTTGCCCCGGCGCTCAATGGCCTGCCACAGCTGGACCCGGTTGTCCGGGACGTTCGTGCCGTCGGGGAACGTCGGCACGGACTTCAGGAACCGGCCGCCGGGACCATCCGGCGGGGTCGGCGCCTGCTGCTTCTGGTGGGCCCGGGCGGTGGCGAGAATCTGCCCGTCCGACGTCCAGTAGCAGCGACCTTCGCGGGGCTGCTTGTGCATCTTGTTGTTGATCATCAGCTTGCCGGGCCTGTCGAGGTCATCGAGAGCCCAGCCGGCCCCGTACGCGCCCGGCCCGAGGATCAGGTTCACGGTCACCGACTCGGCAACCCCCAACCCGATACGGGTCGAGTACTGCTGCCGCGCGTCCGTGCCCTGGCCGCCGAAGGCCTTCGCTGACGGAGACTGCGTTGCCGCGATGATCCGAATCCCCATGGCCCTCGCGACCTGGTTGATCGTCAGGAGCTCCTTTACCAGATCCGGCGCCTGCCGAAGCAGCTCCGCCAGCTCGTCGATCACCAGGAACCAGAACGGTCCGTGCCCCCACTCGGCCGAGCCATCGGGCGCGGTCGGGTCCCCAACGATCCACTTGCGGACCCGCTCCCCTTCCGGGCCGCGAAGCGTGGAGAGGTGCCGGCCGCGACGGTTCATCTCCGCCTTCACCGCAGAGAACACCTCCGTCGCGCCGTCGGCACTGTCCGCGAGCATCAGCATCGTGTCCTCCCACGGGCCGAGCTCCAGCGCGCCCGGCTTCATGTCGATGCCGAGGACAACTGCGTCGGAGCAGGCGGCGAGGTTGCCGAGGATGACGTTCTCGACGCCGGACTTCCCGGCGTCGGTGGCGCCGCCGATGAGGATGTGGTCTTTCGTGAGGTCGAGGAGGATCGGTTCGCCGTCCTGGAAGAGGCCGAGCGTCATGGGCTGGCGGATGCTGCTGATCGACGGGCCGGGCCACGGGATCGCCTCGGCGAGCGGGTCGTGGAGTTCGACCTTGATACGGAGCTGGTTACTGCGGGGCCCGTCGGCGAGGCGGAGCCGCCCGTTGAGGCCCATGTTGTTGGACAGCTGGCCGCGCTGCGCCTTGATGGTGGCAGGGCTGGTCGCCTTGCCAGGGGGGAGGGTGGCGAGCGCCTGCCAGCCGGTGGCGTCGGCGGTGAACTCTTCGATTGCCAGCGGCGCCGCACCGAGGGCTGCCAGTCCCTCGTAGATCGCGCGCTCCTCGGGGCGGGGCTGGCTGCCAGCGGGGACAGCTGCCAGTGCCAGGTCTTCGGCTGCCAGTTCGGGGCTGCCAGTGCCAGCCTGGAGCGCCTTGCCACTGCCAGTAGCGGCTGCCAGCTTGCGGCGGTGCCGGAGGAGCCAGGGCCCGTAGAGGGCGTAGCTGCCAATGGTGGTGACGGCGGTGGCAATGAGTCCGGTGGCACCGGGGCCTGCCATGGCGTTGAGGCCCGCCTCGGCGAGGACGGCGGTGGCCGCACCGGTGGCGGCGGCGGCTTTGGTGGCCTGGTTGTTGAGGGTCCATCCGGTGATGGCGCCCATGAGGAGGGTGCCGGCGGCGTAGGCGAAGCCGGTGGTGGGGGTGACGCCGGCGAGGTGCTGGCCCCAGGCGAGGCTGGTGATGGCGGTGTTGGCGGCGGCGGGGGCGAGTTCGTAGCGGCGTCGTACGCACCAGTTGCAGATTCGGGCGGTGGTGGTGGGGTGGCCTGCGGGTTTGCCGGTGATCGCGGGCGACGTGACGCGGGCCTGTGTGGCCGCCTGCTGGGTCTGCGCGGGGATTTCGGCTCGGATGGTCGTCGTCACGTCACAGTCCTTAGGAGGCGGCCCGGAGGGGCTTTTCGAGGTCGGTGTGGCCCGCGGCGATGGCCGCGGTGCGGAGCTGCTGGGCGCGGGAGCGTCCGACGCCGAGTGCTGCGGCGAGGGCGGCGTCGGAGGGCGACTTGCCGAGGTCGGCGGCGAGCTTGCGGAAGGCGTCGGCGACGTCGTCGAGGTCGCGCTGCTCCGCGCTGGCAGCGGGCTTGCTGCCAGGGGTGGCGGCGGGGCTGTTGCCAGCGGCGGGGGTGGCAGGTTCCTGGCTGGCAGCGAGGCTGGCAGTGGCAGCGGCTGGCACGTAGACGGACTCAGGGGTGGCAGTGGCAGGGGTGACTGCCAGGGCGTCCGGGTTGCCAGTGGCAGGGCTGGCATTGGCAGTCGGGCTGGCACTGGCAGGTGCGGGGTTGGCAGCCGATGCCAGAGCGGGCAGGGTGGCACTGGCACTGGCAGAGCGGCGGGGGCTGGCAGCGCGGGCTGCCACTGCCAGGCCGGTGCCGCCTGCCAGGGTCTCGCGGACAGGGGTGCCGAGCCGTGCCAGTCGGAGCGCGAGCAGCTCCTCCTTCGCGGCCGCCTTGCGCCAGCCGAAGCCGTGCCGTGCCCGCAGGGTGGCGCGCAGGACCTTGGTGTCGCGCTCCATGGTGATCACGTCGTTGTACGAGCGAATGTTCCACATCCGCATCCGCCGCCAGATCCGGTACGTCGGCCACGGCGCGAGGATCCAGCGCGACAGCGGCGGGTTCTCGTACAGGGCACCGGCGTGGAGCTTGGCGAGCCGGCCGATGGCGTGCCGGGCGGCCTCGACGATCACAACGAACAGGACGGGGATCGCAGCGTGCATGGACGTGCCGAGAATGTGGGGCCAGCTCTTGGCGGCGTTGAACGCGATGGTGGCGAGGGTGAACCCCCACGCGGCCGGCCGCAGGAGGGGGAACGGCATGCGGAGCCAGGTGAGCAGGAGGTCGAGGGCGAGGAGGACTCCGATGCCGGCGTCGATGGCGATCGGGTACGCCTTCGCGAACTTCCCGAAGCCCTGGTCGGCGGCAACGTTGGCGACGGCCGTGTACGAGCCGAGGAAGCCGAGGGTGGCGATGAGGATGGCGCCGCTGGCGACGATCCACACGACCTTCTTCTGCGTGGAGTTGAGCTGGGTGCGGGGAGTCGCAGCCGGGGCCGGCTGCGTGGTGTTGGCGGTCACGGCGGGGCTCCTTCTGGGTTAGGTGGCGGGGAGGGTCTTGGTGTGTGCGGTGGCGAGGACGTGGAGTGCGGCGCTGGCGGTGGCTTGGATGGTCCAGGCGAGGGTGCGGATGGCGGCGGCGGTGAGGATCCGGAGTACGGCGGTGGTGGCGGTGATGGTGGTGGGGATGTGCCAGCGGAGTGCCCAGGCGCCGCCGAGGACGACGGTGAGGTAGGTGAGGGCGGCGACGGGGAGGGCGAGGATGAGCGGGGTCCAGGCGATGGCGATCTGGGCGATGCTGAGGGCGATGACGGTGAGGGTGTAGTGCTCGGCGGGGGTGGCGGTTCGGCGGTTCATGCGGGTTCGACCTCCTCGGGGAAGAAGCCGTAGGCCTTGTCCGGCTCGGAAGCGACGAGGCCCTTGACGGTGATGGCCTCGCCGACGTGGCCGGTGACGGTGCCGGTGCGTCCGATGACGTGGTTCATGGACTTGTCGTCGTGGTTGACGTGGGTGATGCGGACGTGCTGGCCGGGCTGGTACACGGGGTTCTCCTTGGCGGGTCAGTCGGCGGTGCACGTGTCGGCGTGGGCCTTGGCGGAGGCCAGTGGGGTGGCTGCTTCGGCGGGCGTCGGTCCGGCGAGGCATCCGCGGCACACCCAGCCGAGAACTTCCTCGCGGTCCTTGATCAGCAGGACGAACTGGCCGGAGCGGGTGAGGAAGTCGAAGGTGTAGGTCAGGGCCATCGGGGGCTCCTCGGGTAGCGGCGGGTGGTCTGAGTGCCTGCGGCTGCCGCGCAGCTGGGGCTGTGCGGCGCCGGCCGGCGATCAGGCGTGGCTACTCGGGGGTGATGACGAGGTCGACCACGTTGCCGGGCACGTTCAGCAGGGTGGCGAGGCCAGCAGCGAGCGAGCCCAGGGTGTGCGCGGTGGTGAGCTGGGTGGTGCTGGTGTTGTGTCCCCTGTCGGTGGTGATGGTCATGCGGTACCGGCCGAGCGGGACGTTGGTGTTTGCTCCGTGGTGGCGGAGGGAGAGCGTGGACATCTGGCCAGTCCTTTCGTGGTGGCTGTGCGGCGTCGTACGGCGATCAGGCGTGAAGGGTGACCTTGTCCCAGCCCTGCGCGAGGATGTCCTTGGCGTACTGGGAGCCGCCGAGGCCCTGCAGTGGCTTCGGCTCGGAGGGCTGCTTCTGGGTGAGGCCGCGGCCGTGGGACAGCTCCCACGCCTCCCAGGAGGAGCGCTTGCCGTCGGCGGTCCAGAACAGGTCGCCGTGGTCGCGGGTGAAGTTGAACCCGCCGTAGCAGACGAGCTTGGGGCCGCCCCACCCTTCCTGGACCCAGGCGAGTTCGGCGTCGGGGAGGAACCACATGCCGGTGGAGGCGCTGCGCTTCCACCTGTCGTGGTCGGCGCGGAGGTCGGCTCCGGATCCGCGGCGGGGGGCGGCGTGGACCATGCCGGCGATGTTGCGGGTGGCGGCGTCGCCGGCGCGGACGACGACTCGTTCGAGGAGGCCCATGGGGTCGGTCCTTTCGGTATGGGGGTCAGGCTTCGATGCCGGTGAACAGGGCCCGGTAGAGGTCGTCGCGGCCTTGCCGGAGCTTGGCGTCCTTATAGTCGGTGACGATCTCGGCGATGCGGCGGCTGTTGGCCGGATTGTCGAGGACCTGGGTGAAGTCGACGGTGAGGATGCGCGCGGCGTCGGGGTCGGTGCGGATGAGGGCCTGACGGTTGTTCTCCATCCGCTGGTGGGAGGCGATCTCGTCCCGGCGGTCGGGGTCGTTCTGGCTGGTGTGGCGCTCCAGGTAGCTGAAGACCTTCACGTGGTTCTCCTAGCGGGGGAGGGCCCGGCATTCGCCGGCGTGGGTGTTGGCGGTCTTGGCGGCGCCGCGGCGGCTGACGGTCATGGGGCCGTGGTGGGTGCAGCCGTGACAGGTCCAGCGGTAGGTGATGAGCCAGCGGTCGACGGTGACGGTGGCTCCGCCGGCGTTGTTGAAGCGGATCTCGGTGGGCATCAGGCGCAGTTCTCGTCGTAGACCTTCGCTGCCTGGTGGCGGTTCACTCGGCACCTCGCTGGCGCTTCATCTCGTCGGTGATGTCGCGGTGGGTGGCGCCGAGGTCGAGGGCCTCGCCCATCAGCTGGAGGCCGATCTTCGGGTCGGTGAGGGCGAGTGGTCCGCCGTGGTCGAGGACTGCGGCGGCGGCGGCCTGGACGGCCTGTTCCTTGGTCATGCGGGGCCTTTCAGGGGCGGTTTGCTGCGCTCTGCAGCAGGCGGTGGATGTCGTGGCGGCTGGTGCTGGGGAGGTCGTTCCACGTGTCGACGGGCATGCCCTGGCCGATCGCGCCGAGGGCGTTGCCGATGCGTTGCCGGGCGCGGCGGATGGTGGCGGGGGTGCCGTAGCCGGCTTGGAGGACGCGGAGTTGGGCGCCGAGGACGCACACGTTTCCGGCGGGGTTCCAGAGGGCGCCTTGGTGCCAGCCGTGGTGGGTGATGTAGCGGTTGGTGAGGTCGAGGTGCTGTTGGGGTGTGACGGGCAGGTGGGGGGTGCGGCCGCGGAGCCGCTCCAGGCGGGACAGTTGGGGGAGCGGCAGGTGTGCGTTCCAGGGCTGGACTGTCCGGCCGTGGCTGCTGTACAGGAGCTCGGCGACCAGCTGCGCCAGCGGGACGGTGGGGGTGATCTGTGCGAGGTACTGCTCGATTTCGGCGACCAGGAGGAGGCCGGCGGTGTCCAGGTCGAGCGTGAGTGTGGCGGGCATAGCGGCCCCCTTTCTGGTGTGGGCATGACAGTGGTTGGGGTGGGCGGGTCACGTGGCGGCCCGCCCGGGGGGAGGGGGTCAGCCGAGCAGGGCGTCGAGGATGTCGGCGGCCGCCGCGACCTTCTTGCCCTGCGTGGCCTTCTGCTCTGCCTGGCGGCGGGGGTCGTCGAACCGGCGGTTCATCTGGTCGGCGTCCTCGGCCTCGTCGTACTCGTTCATCAGGTCTCCGATCTCAGTGAGTGGCGGGAGTGAGCTGATCGGCCCGGAAGATCGCAGGCCCGAACAGGGTGTCCAGGAAGCCGCTGCCGGGGAACTCGACCTCGTAGTCGCCGTCCGACCGGGGCCAGCGGACGGTGCCGGTGCGGCCGTGCTTGGCGTGGCCGGGAGCGTTGACGGTGACCGGCTGGTCCTTCCGGAATGCCATCAGGCGGTGTCCTGGGTGGGCCAGACGTCGAAGCTGGAGACGTCGCGGCCGGTGATGTGGGTGACGGCGGCGCGGATGACGTCGTCGGTCAGGATTGGGGTCCCGTCGGGGTTGGTCTTGCCGGTGCCGTAGAGGTGGGCGGTGGCCCACTTGGTGTTGTCGGTGGGCGGCGCGAGGAGGACTCGGGTGCCGCGGCGGGGGAGGAGGGCGGGCATTGGGTGTTCCTTTCGGTGGCGGGCGGTCGGGAAGGTCATGCAGCTGCGGGGTGGTAGATGTCGCCGGCGCCGAGCCGGTACAGCAGCTCGGTCGACAGGGCGTCGACCTCGCCGTCGGCGATGGCCTGGTCGACGGCCGCGTTGATCTCGGCGGGCGTGGCGGTGGCGGGGATCCGGCCGAGCGCGGTGAGGATGCTCGCCGTACCGTCGCGGTGCTCCTGCATGGTGGCCACGGGGTTGGTCCTTTCAGTCCTTGGGCGGCCGGGGGCGGGGGATGCGCGGCAACCAGCGGTCGTTGTCGCTCACTTCTGCTCCGCCTCGGGCTCCGGGGCCGACTGCGGTACCAAGTCCTCGGTGGTCATGCCGGGCTGGTTGGCGGAGTGCTGCTGGTCGACCGGGAGGCTGGGCGGCTTGTCGACGCCGTACGTGCCGGCGTGGTTGTTACTCATCGGGCTGCTCCTCTCGGGCGGGCTCGCCGAAGGCGCGCCACGCGGCAGGGGTGTGCGAATCCCAGGCCAGGTCGAAAGCCGGCTCGGGCGGTGCGGGAACACGGTCGACGGGGCCGAGAGACGGGGCGCCGAACTGAGGCGAAGGGGCCGACATCAGGCGGCCCTGTTGCCGTTCTTGAACTCGTTGACCTTGGACTCCGGGACGCGGAAGCCGCGAGCGCGAACCTGGCCGGTGCCGAACTTCTGACCGTTGAGTCGATCGCGGAGGCGGTAGACGGTGGAGACGTGGACGTTGAGCCGGCTGGCGACCTGCTTGGCAGTGAGCATCTGCTCGTCGGCGGCCACGTCGTCCGTGGCCTGGCGGTCCTGAGACATGGCTGCTCCAGGGCATGGGGGTGGCGGGGAGGGCCTGACTTGGCGTCAGTGCTTATGGGGAATAACTTAGCCAAGTTGTCTGGGCTTGTCTAGCGTCCTGAGTTAGCATCGAGAGGTCAGCGTGAATCGCCGACCGATGCACGAGTCGCCGTGAGACGTTTGATGTCCCGCCTGTACCGTGGACCCCTGCCTGTTCGCCACCAGGCACGTCCTCCGCCGCCACCGAAGGAAGCACTAGCCATGCGCCCCGCCCGCTTTGAAGCCCTCCTCGCCGACGCCGCCCGCCACGTGCCGGTCGTCGACGGCGTGAAGACCCTCGCCGACGCCGGCCACACCGAGCACCCCTTTGGCGTGGCCGTGCATCTGCGAGACGGCAGCCAGGCATGGTGGTCGTTCACCGTGCAGTCGCGCTCCGGTGACAGCTACGCGGAACCCGAGTCCGAGCCGATTTCCGGCGAGCGTCCCGAGCCGATCGCCATGCCTGACTTCCCGGCCGACCCGGTGGAGATGTCAGACCTTGAGCTCGCGCTCGCGGCGCAGCTCCTCGCCCTCGACACGAACGCCGAGATCAAGGAGATCCAGCGGTTCTCCCAGCGGCCCGATAAGGGGGCGATCCCGTACGGTCTGAAGGTGGTCTTCCATCCGGGCGGTTCCGACACGGCGAAGGCGTTCGTCAACAGTTTGGCGACCGTGCGCCCCGGACAGGATGCGCCCCGTGGCCGCTGGTATGAGGTGCCCGCGACCGTCTGAGTTGAAGGAGTGGTGGCCATGGCGCCGCAAGGAAAGTGCCCGGACTGCGGCCAGCTGGTCGGCAGCCCTCCCGGGCAGCCCGTCCCGCAGCACCGGCCCTTCAAGGGCGTGTCGGCGTGCTCGGGCGTCGGGAAGCCGGCGAAGCCGCTCTAGCCCCTGGTGCCCCCGGAGTCGCGGGGGCACCTCCCGTTTCGCCAGGAAGATCGACTGTCAGTGGCCCGTAGCACACTCGTGAGGCCGACAGCGGGGGCCGACACCACAGGCTCGGCTACTGTGATGGCAGGAATGAAATGGGGAGATCCGCAATGGCAAGCGTGCACGACGTAGCCGCGTACATCCTGGCCAAAGAGGGCTCGATGTCCGCGATGAAGCTCCAGAAGCTCTGCTACTTCTCCTACGGCTACCACCTCGCCTGGGACGACGAGCAGCTGTTCACCGAGCCGTTCGAAGCCTGGGCAAACGGGCCCGTCGCGCCGGCCCTGTACGCCCACCACCGCGGCCGGTACGTCCTTCAGGACGGCGAGATCAAGGGCGACTCGACCCGGCTCTCCGAGGGGCAGCGCGAATCCATCGACGTCGTCCTGGAGAACCTCCTCCAGTACAGCGCACACCAGCTGTCCGAGATCAGCCACACACAGAACGGCCCGTGGCACGCTGCCCGCGTTCGAGTAGGGGCCCGAGACCTGGAGCGCAGCAGCGAGAAGCTGCGCGACGAGGACATCGCCGACTACTTCGGTGCGCTCGTGGCCACCGGCGAAGAGTGAAGGCCGCGAAGAAGCGCAGCGCGTCGTTCGTCGAGCCCGTTGCGCGCAAGGGCAAGAGTGTCGGCGCCGTGGGGCAGGAGCTTCCGGGGTCGGGGAATTCCGGGGATCGGATCTGCTGGCGGTTCCAGCACGTCGACAATGAGGGCCCGTGGGGTGTCGAGCGGCTTGAGCCGGGCGACCTGGTAGAGCTGCTGAACAGGCTCGTTGCGGTGGAGTCGCAGACGATCCGGGAGCTGTTCAACAACGGCGAGGAGCCTGGCAAGCACTATGAGGCGCACCGTCTGCCGAACAAGCAGGCTCAGGAGCGACTCACGGCGCTGAATCTCGGGGACATGACCCGCGTGTCCCGGCTCCGCTTCGGTGGCAAGCCACGTCTGTACGGGTTCCTGATCGACAACGTCTTCCACGTCCTCTGGTGGGACCGCGAACACGAAGTCTGGCCCTCGCAGAAGAAGAACACCTGAGCCCTGAGCACGCTGAAGGCCCCGCCCGGCAATCCGGGCGGGGCCTTCAGCGCGTCGTCTACGAGGTGAAGTCGTACTGCAGAAGGTAGCTGCTGGCGTCGAGGACCATCTCGTTGACCTCTACCGGCTGGTCGTCCGCATCGAAAGCCGTTCGGGCGATCTCGATTACTGGCGTCCCTGTAGCCAGGCCCAGGCGGGACGTCTCCTCGGCGGTGGGCATCCGCGCCTTGAGTTCCTCGCGGAACCTCACCGGGGCGTGTCCAAGGTCGGCGAGGCGCGCGTAGGTGCCGCCGGGCCCGGTGCTCTCCTGGGTGATCGGCGAGCCTTCGACCAGCTCGGCAGGCAGGTAGGACGTCGCCCGCTGCACGGTGCGGCCTTCGACCGCGTAGTCCCGGTCGCGCATCCACACGGGCGTGCCGGTTGGGATGCCGAAGCAGGCGGCGATCATCTCGGGGGCGGGGACCTTTTCGACGCGGAGGTTCCTGGTCTCCAGCGGGCGCTCCTCGATGTCCACTGCCCAGATGGACCGGCCGGCTCCCCAGACCTTCTTCGAGAGCCGTTGGGTGGCGTTGCGGAGCAGGGGGCGGAAGACGCGGATGAAGACACCGGAGCCGCGCCGGGCTTCCACGAGGCCTTCTGCGCGAAGGGCTGCGAAGGCGTCGCGGATGGTGCCGCGCGATACACCGTAGGCCCCCATGAGGACGGTCTCGCTGGGAAGTTTGCCTCCGGGCCGGATGGCCAGCTTCTCGAAAGGGCCAGCCAGGCGCTCGCTGATCTCGCCGCTCTTGATGGCGGTGCGCAGCTCGGCAGCGATCACCTTGTAGCCGGTCTTGTCGTCTGGCTGAGGCTGCTGCGCCACTGGGTCCCTCCGGGGCTACTTATCTGGACTTCTCACGGTACTCGTCCAGGTCAAGGCCAGGTTAGAGGGGGTGGCGGCGCGCCGCGAAGTCTGAGAACTCGGAACACTTGAAGTTATTCCCCATAACTGGCACGATTAGTGCGAACAAGTAGCCCGCAAGGGATCGCCTGTTGTGGAACGGACACGCATGGCAGAGCCCCTGGCCAGCAGGCCCACGGCCCTCTATCGGTTCTACGACGCAGACGACGTACTGCTGTACGTAGGCATCACATATGACCTGAAAAAACGCTGGTCAACGCACCGACTCGACAAATCTTGGTGGCATCTCGTCAGTCGCAAGACCCACGAGTGGTACGCCAACCGGGCGCTCGCCGAGGCTGCGGAGGCCCGCGCCATTGAGACGGAGCGACCGCGCTTCGACGCCACGCTCCCGCAGAACGAGGGGTACTGGACCGGAGGCAGGTACGAGGATCCCCGCAGGCGGGAGATCAAGGAGCAGCTCCGCGCCGACATCGCCGCAGGGGTGTTCGACGGACAGCGGCACTTTCCGCCGAGCACAGTCCTTGCGGACCGTTACGGAACGTCGCCCGCAACGGTCGCCTACATGCTCTTCGAGCTCCGGATGGCTCGCGAGGGTCGCCGGTACCAAGTTCCTCGGCGATAGAGCCCAATGCGAAGGGCCCAGCGCGAACACCGGGCCCTCGACTACTGCAACCGCGCCCCCCAGGTCTGGACAACCAGGGCGCAGAAGGAAGTGACTCCATCATGGCAGCTTCTGTCACCAAGCGCGAGCAGCGCCTCTCCATCGGCCTGATTGCCGCCGCCCTCGACCCGGCCGGCCCCGCGGTCCGCGTCTCCCCGATCCCCGGCGCGGTCCTCGTCGGCTGGGACCCGGCCCGCGTGACGCGGCAGATCGTCGACATGTTCCTCGGGCTGCGGTTCGGCACGGACGTGACTGTTGTGGACGGGGTGCCTGCCTGATGGCCGCCTCGACTGTCTCCCGACCGACGGAGAACGCCGCGATCGGCGCCTGCCCGCGCGACCCGCGGCCGCGCCGCCACCTGCTGGACCTCGCCCTGCTCCGCATGATGGCGCTCCGCAACGGCGACCAGCACGGCGCCCGCCTGTTCACCGCCATGATCCGCCGCCTCGCCGGAGTGGAGGTGGCGTGGTGAGTGGCCTCATTGCCCGCCTTGTAGGGCCCGACGCGCCCGCGCATGCCGCCCGGACCGCCGCGAGGGCCGAGGACGTCGGCTTCCAGGACGTGACCACCACGTACCGGCCCCAGTCCGGCGCGTACGAAGTCCGCGGCGAACTCCCCGACGAGACCGCGCAGCGCACCGTCGACCGGATCCTCGGCCGCTGAACCACACCACGGGCCGCCCCACGGTGGGCGGCCCCCTCCCACCCCACCCTGCTTCCAGCTGGAGACGACGTGTACCTGCGTACCCCCTGCACCGCACTGGCGGTGCGCTGATGGGGATCAAGCTGGTCGAGGAAGTCATGGACTGGTGCCCGGACGATGTGACGCCGGCTCAGCGCTGGGGTCTTACGGTTCTGGCCCGGGACGCCAACGAGGTGACCCGGGAGACGTTCCACGGGCCTGAGCATCCGGAGATCCTGCGTCGGGTTCGGATGTCGCCGAAGCGGTGGGAGTCGGTCCGGTCGGAGCTGCTGAAGCGCGGGTTGATCGAGCCTGTGTCCGGCGGGTTCCGCGGCAAGGCCATCCGGTACCGGATCGCGTCGCTGTTCGCCCCGTGCGTGGTGGCCGACCGGCGAAAGACCCCCGAGATCCAGGGGGCTTTCGGGGGCTACTCGCCCGTGCGGGTAGCGAAAGACCCCCGGATTCCGGGGGTCAATCAGGGTGAAAGACCCCCGGGATCCGGGGGGCAATCGACCGAAAGACCCCCGGGATCCGGGGGTCCTACTCCTCCTTCTTCTTTCTCCTCCTCCAAACCCTCCTCCCCGCGGCCCCCCACCCAGCGCACCGAACCGCCCGCCCCTCCCGCCCCACGGGAGGAGGAGGACTCGAACAACAACACCAACCGCGCCAGGCTCCTCCTCGGCCGTCTGCCAGCCCCGTGGACGCTCGGACCACTCGACGCCCAACGCCTCGCCCCGCAACTCGCCCAAGCCGCCGAACACCTCGGCTGGCCCATCGACGACCGGCTCGCCGCCGCGATCTGCACCAACCCCGGTGGCATGAACAACCCCGCCGACGTCCTCGCCAAGCTCCGCATCCCCAATCTGCTGCCCTACGCCCAGATCCACGGCCGCCGCAGCAACCTCCCGCCGGCCTGCCCCACCTGCCTCGACGAGAACCCGCACGCGGCCCTCAATGCCCGCTTCCGCACCCACAACGGCACCGCCGCCGGCCGACCCTGCCCCACCTGCCACCCCGACCAGCTGCGCCCCGCAGCCTGAAACGGAGAACCACGTGAGCATCTACCTCGTCGACAACACCCCGGACGAGCCCAACCCGCACGACGACCAGCCCGACGGCCACATCCCCGACACCGGCCGGCGCGATCTCGGCTCCGAACTCGCCGTCCTGCGCGGCATGATGCTTGACCGCGACGTCGTCGGCGACGTCTGCTCGACGCTGAAGCCCCGGGACTACTACCGGCCCGCGCACGAGACGATCCACCAGGCGATCGTTCGCCTGTTCACCCGCGGCGAGCCCACGGACGGCCTCGCCGTGACGGCCGAGCTCACCCGTACCGGCGATCTCGCCCGGGCCGGCGGCCCCCGGTACATCGAGACGATTCACGCCGCGGCGGGGGAGCCGGCGAACGCCGAGTACTACGCGGAGCTCGTCCACGAGCAGGCCGTGCTGCGCCGTCTCGTCCAGGCCGGGCAGAAGATCGCCGCGATGGGTGAGGCCGGCGAGGGCAACGTCGCCGAGATCGTGGACGCCGCCCAGTCGGAGCTGTTCACCGTTGCTGAGCAGCGGGCCGAGGAGGAGATGCTGTGCATCGGCGACACGTTCGAGGCGTACTTGGACGAGCTGGAGCGGCGCAAGGCGGAGCAGGGGAAGCTCGTTGGTGTGCCGTCCGGGTTCGCGGACCTTGACGCGCTGACCGGGGGCTTCCGGCCGGGCCAGATGATTGTGATTGCGGCCCGTCCCGGCATGGGCAAGTCCACGTTCGCGCTGGACATCGCCCGCGCGGTGTCGATCCACAACGGTCACACCTCGGTGATCTTCAGTCTGGAGATGGGGCGCAGCGAGATCAACGATCGCCTCCTGTCGGCCGAGGCGAAGGTGGCGCTCAGCAAGGTCCGTTCCGGGAATCTCGGCGATGACGATTGGGCGCGGATCGCGCGGCGGATGCCGGACATCACTGGGGCGCCGCTGTTCATCGACGCGTCGCCGAACCTGACCGGCATGGACATTCGGACGAAGGCGCGCCGGCTTGCGCAGAAGCACCCGTTGGGGCTGATCGTCGTCGACTACCTGCAGTTGATGACCTCCGGTGGGGCGAAGGCGGAGAACCGGCAGTTGGAGGTGTCGGACATCTCCCGGGGTCTGAAGACCCTGGCGAAGGAGCTGGGGGTGCCCGTGCTGGCCCTGTCGCAGTTGAATCGTGGGCCGGAGCAGCGGGCGGACAAGATCCCGGTCGTTTCCGACCTGCGCGAGTCGGGCTCCATCGAGCAGGACGCCGACATGGTGATCTTGATCCACCGTGAGGACGCGTACGAGAAGGCGTCCCAGCGGGCCGGCGAGGCCGACCTGATCGTGGGGAAGCACCGCAACGGGGCGACCGCAACGATCACCGTGGCTTCGCAGCTCCACTACTCGCGCTTCATCGACATGACCCGCGACACCGAGAACTAGAACATCCTGAAAACTCAACCCTCCGAAAGGAATCCCCATGGCAGAGAAGGCCGCAGAGCCGCACGACACGGTCAGCCGGATCCACAGCAAGCTGATCGACTGCCGCAAGATCGAGGACATCGCCGACCCCCTGCGAGAGATCGGTGAGACCGTCACCTGGCTCCGCGCGATCCTGGAACACTCGCTGAAGGAGAGCGTCTACCGGGACATCTACTCCCAGGTGGGCGCGAAGCTGCCGCTGCCGATCGTGTCCTCCCTTCTGGCCGAGGACATCATCAGGTCGAGTGGCTGGGCAGGGGCGGAGCGCCCGGTTGCCAGGGACGTGACTCGCGAGCAACTGAGGGCGGTTCAGGCTGCCGTCCATGCGCTGGACGGCGCGGCGTGGGCTGTGCAGGCGGCCGCCGCGGCGCTCAAGGACAACGGCTGACCTTCGCGGTCTGACGTCCCGCCGGGGGCGTTGCCCGCTTGTAGCGCCCCCGGCCCCATCCCGACCCAGCGGACCATTCCGAAAGTCGGCCCGCCTGCGACCATAGGCAGTGACTATGGAATCCCCCACTGCCATAGGAGAAGCCGTGACCACTACCCTCCAGCCCCTCACCCTCGCCGACCTGTTCGACCCCAAGGACCTGGCCGCAGCGATCGACGCCGGGCACGTCACCCGCAAGACCCACCCCACCCTCAGCCTGTCGATCTACACGTACACCGCGGTCTGCCAGTACACGCAGACCTGGACGCCCGTCACCACGCAGTGCCGGGGCCTGATCGCCGACGACGTGACGGGCCGTATCGTGGCCCTGCCCTTCCCGAAGATCTTCGTCACCGCGATGCACACCGGCACCCACCCGTACGCCCCCGTCCTGCCCGCCGAGCCGTTCGAGATCTTCGAGAAGGCCGACGGCTCCCTGATCATCGTGTTCCACTACGACGGCGCCTGGCACGCCGCGTCGAAGGGCTCGTTCATCTCCGAGCAGGCCCAGTGGGCGCAGCACCTCCTCGACCGCTCCGACCTGTCCCGCCTCGACCCAGGCCTGACCTACCTCGCCGAGGCGATCTACCCCGCCAACCGGATCGTCGTCGATTACGGGCAGCGCCAGGACCTGGTGCTGCTGGCTGCGTTCCGGCCGGCCGACGGCACCGAGGAGCTCCTCTCGGCGGTCTCCGCGGACTGGGCGCCGATCGGGACCGTCGTTCGCACGTGGGGCCTCTCCGCGGACATCGCGGAGCTGGAGAAGCGGGCCGCGGCGGACACCACCGTCCTGGGTGAGCGTGTCGGCGGCACGGAGGAGGAGGGCTGGATCGTCCGCTTCCAGTCCGGGCTCCGCGCGAAGATCAAGCTGTCCGCCTATCTGACGCTGCACCGCCTGTACACGGGCACGAACGAGCGCACCGTGTGGGAGGCCCTCGCGTCCGGCCAGGATCTCGGCACACTGTTCGACCGCGTCCCCGATGAGTTCCGCGACTGGGTTGACGGGATCGCGAAGCGGCTGCGCGCCGAGCACAACGCACTGGCTGGTGCCGCTGGCCGGGACTACAACGACGTCATGGCCGCGCTGCCGGATGTGACGGACCGCAAGGCGTTCGCGATGGCGGCGGCGAAGTCTCCCTACCGGCCCGCGCTGTTCCTGTTCTACGACGGGAAGCACGACGCGGTGACCGCGTGGGCGTGGAAGCAGTTGAAGCCGCGCGCTGACGCGCCGTTCAAGGCCGACGAGGAGGGCTGACCATGCCGACCGTCCACATGACCACGGGCCTGCCCGCGAGCGGCAAGACCTCCTGCGCGGTCAACCTCGTCCGCGACTCCGCCGGCCGGATGCGGCGCGTCAACCTCGACGACATCCGCACCATGATGGACTCCGCCTACGGCAAGGCCGTCTGGAGCCACGAGCACGAGGCCGGCGCGCAGAAGGTCCAGGAAGCGGCCGTCCGTGCCGCCTTGGCTGATGGCTTCGACGTCGTCATTGACAACACCCATCTCACGGCCCGGATGCCCGGCCGCCTCAAGTCGGTGTTCGCCGAGTTCGACGACCTGCACTTCGTCGTCCACGACTTCACCGACGTCACGGTGGACGAGTGCATCTTCCGGGACGCAGGCCGGCGCCCGCAGGTCGGCGAGGACGTCATCCGGAAGCTGCACGCCCGGCATGTGTCGGCGCGCAAGTCCGGGTGGCGGCTCACGGCGGAGTGGCTCGCCGACCGTCTCGTCCCGGCCCCGTACCTGCCCGATGCGGCGCTTCCGCCAGCGGTGCTGTGCGACATCGACGGGACGCTCGCCCTGAACGTGTCCCGGGGGCCGTACGACTTCGAGCGGTGCGGCGAGGACTCGTTGAACGATGCGGTCGCGGACACGGTGGCTCTGTACGCGGCGGCCGGGCACCGGATCGTTCTGCTGTCCGGGCGGGGTGAGGAGTACCGGCCGCAGACGGAGGCGTGGCTGGCCGCCCACGGGGTGCGGTTCGACGAGTTGTGGATGCGGCCGGCCGGCGATCAGCGGCGTGATGACGTCGTGAAGCTGGAGTTGTTCGACGCCCATGTCCGGCACCGGTTCGCGGTGCGGTTCTCGCTCGACGACCGGGATCGGGTGGTGGCTCTGTGGCGGAAGCTGGGGCTGCCGACGTTCCAGGTGAACTACGGCGACTTCTGACGCTCTTGCCGGGGGCGTTGCGCTACCCGCAACGCCCCCTGGCCTGCACTATCACCTGCTCCTCGTCTGCGAGTTGAGCGCATTCGGACATGCCGTTTCCCTTCCGGCATGCCCGCAAATCAGAGACAATCTACGTAAACCCGGAGGTATCAACCATGACCGTCACCCGGATTCAGCGCCGCCGCACCGCCGGCTGGCGCGCACCCGAAGGCGCCGTCTACGTCGGCCGCGGCACCCGCTGGGGCAACCCCAACCGCATCGCCTACGACTCCAGCACCAAGGGCTGGCACATCCAGCACGACAACGGCGGCAACATCGGCGTCTGGCCCACCGCCACCGCTGCCCGCGCAGCCGCCGTCACCACGTACCGGTGGCACCTCGAAGCCAACCCCGAGCTGGTCGAAGCCGCACGCCGTGAACTCGCCGGCCGGGACCTCATGTGCTGGTGCCCCGTCGGCGACCCGTGCCATGCCGATGTCCTGCTGCGCCTCACGGCCGAAGAGGAGAGCTGACTGATGGCCACCGACCCGCGCCCGTGCCCGATCTCCCCGTGCGACTGGGACCTCGAAGGCACCCTCGGCGGCCACTTGTTCACCCAGCACGACGAGGAAGAGCTCTCCGCCGCGCTCGTCCGGGCGCTGCTGGAGACCGACCGGCTCCACGCCGCCGTCCACGCGGTCCAAGCGCTCTGCGCTGAGTACAGTGCAGCCGAAGTGCGCGGACTCGCTCCCCGTGGCAGCCATTTCGTTTACTGGGTTCGGACCGCGGTGTCCGAGTTCGCCCCCGCCGTGGAGGGCTGACGGATGGGTGCCGCACTCCACCTTGCGACCGCCCACCAGTTCCAGCCCGAGCCGCAGAGCAAGCGGAAGGGCGGCGGCGGGGGCGACGGCTACGACGCTTTCGTCGCCCGCGTCTGGCAGGACGCCCGGCTCACGCCCGAGGCCCGCGAACTGCTCCTGCTGATCGTGTGGCTGAGCCGCCGCGACCCGAAGCAGGGCCAGGACGGGCAGACGTTCTGGGGCCGCGCCGGCGAGATCCTCGGCGCGGACGGACAGCGGGCAGGCCGCGCCCGTCCGCGCCTGGCAACCCTGGTCGACAGCGACCGGCCCCGCTACGAACCGGACTGGGCCGACAATGCATGGCAGCACCGGGCCTGTCAGTCCCCGATGATCCGGCGCGCCGGGGAGTGCGGACAGCACGCCACCGAGCACTCGACGCGTGTCGCCGCGGACACGGGCTGGCTGGAGCCGGTCTGGTACTGCTCGCGGCACCGGGACTTCGGCCGTGCCGCTGAGGCGGCGTACCGGGCGCAGGACAAGCCGTTCCCGATCCCGAACCGGGGCGGCATGCTGCCGTCCTACCTGAAGGCAAAGGGCGGCGACGAGGCCTGGGTGAAGCTGTACGAGTGGGCGTCGAAGTGGTGCTTCAGCTCGTGGAAGCCGCCGCAGGGGTACGGCCTGGCTGCGAGTGAGTGGCCGGTCCCGGGTCAGGACCGGCCGGTGCAGGTTCCGCGGCTGCGTCTTGCGGCTCTTGACGGCGAGATCTTGAACGGGGAGGGCTGATGGATATCAACGAGGCGCGGCGGCGTCTGGCGGAGAACCCGCCGCAGGGTGACCCGACAGAGATCGCGGCTGGCGAGTCGCTGGCCGAGACCGCGGCCCGGCTGGAGCTCGAAGGGCTGCAGCGGGCCATGGCGGCGCCGCTGCCCAGTCCGGAGGAGCTCGCCGCGGGCAGGGCTGCGGATCGGGCGATGGCGGAGCGGATCCACCGTGCCCGGCCGGGCGTGCCGCTGCATCACGTGTTCGCGGTGCTGGAGTCCCTGCGGACCGTCCTGCGCCTCGACGCCGCGAAGGCTGAGGCAGCCGTCCCGGCGGCCCCGAAGCCGGGCCGCCGCAACAGCGTGACCGGCAAGCACCTGAGCGAGGTGGCCCGGGTCTATCGCGAAGCCTTCACGGATGGTCTGCCGCCGACGAAAGCTGTCGCGGAACAGATGGGCGCCTCGCGCTCGACGGCTGCCCGGTGGGTGGGCATGGCGAGGAAGCGCGGCTTGCTCGGGCCGATCAGCCCGGGGAAGTCGGGAGAGGAGGGCTGACCGATGGGCGAGTTGCCTGTGCTTCCCGTTGAGCATGCGGGCCGTCCGATCATGTGGGGCCCGTGGAGGTCGACGCAGGCCGGCACGGTCGCGGTGTGCGGGCGTCCGCGACTGCAGTCGACCGCCTGTCAGGGGTGTGGCGCCGAGACGGTGCTCCACGCCTCTGGGCGCAGCGGACGTGACACCCGGGCGTACGCGCACCACTGCACCAGCTGCGGGCATACCCGTGCGGCGTGGCGCAGCGACTTCATTCCGGGCCGGTGGACGGCCCGTCTCGAACCGATCAGCTTGGAGGCGAGCCAGTGAGTGAGATCCCCGACGAGGGCCTGTGCGGTGTGTGCGAGGAAACGGTGCGGCTGCGCCGTGACGGACGCCCGTACGCGCACCCGCGGCCGACAGATCCGGACGCGCCGATCGTGTTCACGATTGTCGACGGCCGCGCCCTGCTGGTGCCCGTGGACTGTCCGGGTGCCCGCCGGCAGGCGGCGGTGCGGCTGGAGATGTCGTTCGCGCGGTGGCTGCGGGCGCATCACGCGCGCAGGGATGGGCGGGAGAACCCGGTGACGTTCCTGGCGCAGTGGGTGTTCAAGCCGTGCACGCGGGTGAGGGCGTTGTCGGAGGTGTTGTGGGCGTCGCCGGATGAGTTGCGCTTGGAGTTGATGGGGCGGCCGGGGGAGTGCGACTGGATCGCCAGGTACATCGACCAGGCCGAGGCCGCCTTCGAGGCCTATCTCGTCGGCAGGGCAGAGCGGGCCGCATGAGCAGGGCAGAGAAGGCCGCGCAGCAGCTCCTCGACGAGCACGCCATCGACGCCGCTCCGGTGCGCCCCGACCAGCTGATCCTGGACGGCGGCATGCGCCTCATCCACCAGCGAATGCAGGACGACGTCACCGGCATGGTCCTCCGCGACGACCGTGTTGTCATCGCCGTCAACCAGAACCACCCCGCCGAGCAGCAACGCTTCGCTCTCGCGCACCTCCTCGGCCACCAGCGTCTGCACCACCGTCGGCGGCTCCTCCTGGACTCCTCGCTGCGGCTGGCCCTCCCCGTGGCGCAGTCGCTTCCGACGGACCGGGAGGAGGCGGAGGCGAACCGTTTCGCCCTGGCTCTGCTGATGCCGGAGACGCTGGTGCGCCGCGCGGTCAGGGAGATCGGCGGGGTGCCGTCGGGCGAGCTGATTGCGGCGGTCGCCGGCCGGTTCGAGGTGGGCGAGCGGGCAGCTGCGGCCCGTTTGCTCTTGCTCGGCTTGGCGTGCGACCTCGGAGAGCCGACCGTCACCGAGCCCAGGGAAGGCGCAGCAGTGGCTACGGGGATGGGCTAGAACAGCCTCGCAGCCCCCGGCCGCCCCTCCGGTCCAAGCCGCCTCTGAAAGCGCCTCAGAGCGGCGCACAGCGCCTCACCAACCACAACCCGAAGGAGACACCCATGGGATGGGCATCCGCCGGCCAGATCTTCGACCCCGTCGCCCAGGCGTTCATCGACGCCAGCATCGACAACGCCACCAAGACCCGCATCCTCGGCGACCTCATCAAGCAACTCCAGGACGGCGACTGGGACACCGAAGACGAGTCCCTCGAACGGTTCACGCACGACCCCGCGATCGTCGAAGCGTTCCGCCGCAACGGCGTCTACGAGCGCTGCGACGCCTACGACCAGAGCAACGACCTGGACTGCAACCTGGAGACCGGCCACGCCGGCGACCACCGCGACTGCCGGGGCACCACCTGGTCGGGCACCGGGCTCCGCGGCCATACCGAGGTACTCCTCCCAGCCAAGGCCGACCTGCCGGAGTCGCTGCAGTGGCAGGTCCGCTGCCCGCGCTGCGCCGACGCCGGGATCGAACGGGGCATCGCGCCCGCGGAGACCGTGGTCGACCGGGCGGTCGGTACGCGTCCCAGCCCCATCGTCGGCGACGACGGGCGGGTCTCCGTCAGTCTGTACTGTGCGGCTGGTCACGGCTTCGACCTGGTCGTGTCGAACCACAGGGGCGCCGAGTACATCAGCATCAACGCCTGACGCGCCTGTGCCCCGCCGTGTTGCTCGCGGCGGGGCACAGTCATGTTCGGGGCTACAGGTCCGCCCAGCTGACGAAGTTGGGCTCGGCCGGCGCGACCCGGTACGAGATGTACTCCACCGCGGACGTCGGCACGACCGTCACGTTGTAGTCCTCGCCCGCCCGCCCGGGATCACCCTGCCCGACGGGCCGTGGGTCGATGTGCAGCAGCCCGTTGTCGACCGCGACCCGGACGTGGTCCAGCCGGTCGAGGAGCTCCGAGGTGCTGTTCGGGTTCGGGACGACCTTGTCGACGAGGCGCAGCTCGGCGACGGTCCTCCAGTTCAAGTTACTCATGACGGCATGCTCGCAGCAGCCACTGACAACGCCCGGTCACATCCCCGCGTTGATCGCGGCGATCCGCGCGGTGACCTGGTCGATCTCCCCCGTGCCGGTCTGGATCTCGTTGGCCGCGTCCGCGAGCCCGGATCCGTCGACCGTGGCGATCGCCGTGGTGCAGTCCTGCGCGGCGGACCGGTATGCCGACAGTGCGGCGCCCCAGTGCTGCTGGGCCTGTGAGTCGGGGATCGGGTCGTAGGCCTGGGCTTTGAGGACATGGCTGCGGAGGTGGCCGCAGGCTTGGGCGACGCCTTGGGTGTCGCCGATGCCGGAGGCGGTGGCGATGTCCTGCTGGTCGCTGGTGATGTTGTCGACGGCGGTTTGGCCGCCGTTGGCGTACCAGGCGGTGACGCGGGCGGCGGTCTGGAGGTTGCTGTTGGGCGTCGGCGTCGGCGTCGGCGTGGGCGTTGGGGTGGGAGTGGGAGGCGGGGTCTTCGCGCGGGTGGGCGTTGCGGCTAATGCCGGCGTGGTCGCAGGGGCTGCCTTCGGTGGCGCCGCGGTGGCGGGCGGCTTGGCCGCGGCCGCCGGCTCCGGGGTGAAGTGCTTGATGATCGTGCCGCCGACGAGCAGGCCGACTACCGCGGCGGCGATGATGATTCCGGGCGGGAGGCGAAGCCCTTGGAGGGCCGCTGGGAGGCCGGGCATGCGGTCGGGCAGTGGCGGTGGTGGGGTGTCCCAGACGGGGCCGGGCGGGCGTTGGGGGTGGTTCATGCCCGGCAACGTTGCCAGGGCGTGTGTGGGCGGGGTGGGGGAGTTGCGAAGCCGTTACGGTCGGCGTTCGGCAGTGGGCGAACCGGCCGGGAAGGGCGCAGCGGGGCGGACGCGTCGCTTGCCTGCGGGTTTGCCGAAACCCTTGAAGGGCGCCGGTCGAAGCCGCTACGATCCCCGCACGACGGGAGCCATGCCCGCCTGACAAACCATCAAGGCCCTGCCGAGCCGCGGGGCCTTTCGCATGTGCCAGGCCTGGCCGTTTGCGCGAGGTTCTGGCTACAATCGCCGCACGCTGCGGGCCTACCCGTAGCGGTGCGCACATCCTGAGGCCCCGACCGGAACCCCCGGTGCGGGGCCTTTCGCATTTTCCCCACCCATGAGGCCCCGTTCGGCACCCGCCGGCCGGGGCCTTCGTCATGCCCGGAGGTACCCGATGCCCCGCTGCCCCCACCTCAACGGCCACTGCATCCACACCGGCGACCACTCGGACCACGACGGGCCCGTATATCGCACCGTCCTCCCCGGAGCGGACGGCCCGGCCCCGGTCGCGCTCCTCCTGGAACACCTGGAGGACCTGCCGCCCCACGTCGCCCTGTACCTCGGCCGCGAGATCGTCGAGCTCACCAACTCGGCGGCCACCGTTCGGGCCGCCCTGGTCCTCGCCGGCCTCGCCGTGCGCCTGCTGCGCCTCGCCGCACAGTTCCGCACCACCCGCTGACCCCAACACCCCAACCGTGAAGGCCCCGCCGGGTTTCGGCGGGGCCTTCTGTGCGTCAGGAGGATGATATGAGCACCTGCACCGGACTGGCCGGCCAGTGCGTCACCGGCGACTACTCGTGGCACGAGACCGCCCGGATCACCGTGCCCGGCGGCGAGCTGTACGTCGCCGAGTACCTGAACTCCCGCCCCCAGCTCGTTCTGCAGCTCGGCGACGCGGTGCGGTTCCTCGGCGTCGCCGAGGCGCTGCGCGTGGCCGGTTCGTCTGCGCCGCTGCTTCGCCCGCTGCTGCTCCTGCTCCTCGGGGAGGCCGTCGCGGCGTAGCCCTACAGGAACGCGTCGCCGCTGCTCCCCGCGATCTGGATCGGGCCGCCGGGCACCCCGCCTGCGGTTCGGACGAAGCCGGCCTCCCGGCCGTCGGGGAGCAGCAGTCGGCCCTCCTGCACGTTGAGGAGGGCCAGGCCGTCGTCGGCGGTGAGGACGCCGGCCCAGTCGTCGCGGTTGCTGGGCCGGTGGGAGAGGTGGGCGGTGACGGGGATGGTGTTGCCGTCCGCGGTGACGGTCGCGGGCCCGCTGTAGTTCGTCATGTTGGGCAGGGTAGGGGTCGGGCGTGACAGGGTCGGGGCTTGCTGCGGGAGCGGTTACGGGCCGTCGGGTTCGGCTTCTCCGATCTTGGGGAGTGGCTTGCGCTGGTCGCGTTTGGCGATTCGGACGCTGGCCTGGCGGGCCTTCTCGTGGTTGATGTCGGCGGCCTTGCCGATGTCGCGCCAGGACATGCCGTCCTTGTGGGCGAGGACGATCTCGTCGTCGAGGGCGTCGATCTGTGCGCGGATCTTGATGGCGCGGGCTCTGAGTGTGTGGGTCCAGACGTTGGTGTTCATGGCAGGAATGGTCCCACGAACCTTGTCTATTTCCTAGACATTGAGCTGATGGGCTGCCATGCTGGTGTTGTCTAAAAAATAGACAGATGCCACGAAGGAGCCCCCATGGCCCTCGGCCAGACCCCGCCCCAGCAGCGCCTGCACGACGCCTGCAACCGCTACGAAGAAGCCATCGCAGGCATCCCCGACTGCTTCGACTACATGACCGGCGAGGCCATCCGCGACCTCGCCGCGTACGCCGTGAGCCTCAACCGAGAAGGCGTCACCTTCGAGTCCGCGGCCGACGAGTTCGTCCGCGGCCACCTCGACATGCTCTCCACCTGGCGCGACAACCTCGACGCGCTCGACAGCGAGTTCCGCAGCGACGTCGTCGAAGGCTCCCTGCCCGACTGGGCGCTGAAGTACCTGAAGGACGAGGCACTGGAGCTTTTCGAGGCCACCAGCGACCTGCAGCGCGCGGTCACCGAGTTCCACCACGGCGCCGCCGGCCCGCGCCTCGACCCCGAGCACGGCCACGCGTACGTCCTGTCGAACAGCACACTCAACCCGTTCAGCTGAGGAGCTGCACCATGGAGAAGCTGACCAACGAGCGCCTCGCTGAAATCCGCCAGCGCGTCGACACCGCGACCCCCGGACCCTGGCTGGTCGAAGACGACCACACCGACCTCAACCGATGGGTTACCAGCGAAAGAGGCACCCTCGAAGCGAACTTCGGCTACCTCGGCAACCGCAACCAGAACGACGCCCGGTTCACGGCCCACGCCCGCGAGGACATCCCCGCGCTGCTCGCTGAGATCGACCGGCTCCGCCTCGTCGAGCAGGCCGCCCGGGCGTTCGCGGACGAGATGGCCGACTACTGCTCCCCGCACGGTGTCGCCGCCGACTACGCCCAGCGCCTGACCGAGCGACTCGACCAGGCCGGAGGATCCAAGTGAACGCCTTCACTGTCACGTTCGGCCGGATCGGCGAGCACTACCCCATCCCGCCGCTCGACACCGCCGCCCGCTCCCGCACCCACCTGGTCCAGCAGATCGAGGACCACGCGCACCTGTACATCAACCCGCTCATGCGCGGCCTGGGCCACCCCGAACTGACCGACCCGGTGTTACTACCCAACCCGCTGCTCACCGGCGGCCACTTCATCGCACCCCGCCTCGGGGAGCAGTCCGCGGACCGGTACTGCCCCGTCAAGATCGAACACCGCCAGGAGCAGCAGTGACCGCCACCTTCGCCAACACCTGAGGAGCAGCACATGGCTCTCGTCGACAACATCGAGTTCTACGGCCGCGCCGCAGCCGCCGGAGACATGACCCGCGAAGCCGCAACCGCGGCCCTCGTCAAGGCCAGCATTGGCAGCCTCACCGAAACGGGAGCCGCCAGCCTGATCGCCGACTGGCAGACCGCTCGGAGCCGGTACGAGAACGTGTTCAACCAGGCGTTCCACGCCAAGGCCGCCATCGAGAATGGCCGCCAGCCGCACCCTTCCAGCAAGCCGGAGGACAAGCCGTGACCACGCCCGAACTCCCCGCCGACCTCCTCGACCAGCTCATCGACGCCGGCAACAAGGAGCTGAACGACTACTACCACGAGCGCGCCTGCGCCTGCTCCGCCTGGCCCGGCGCCTGCCTCACCCCCGGCATCACCCCGGGGGAATGGGACACCAGCGCATTCGCCATCGGCCTGCCCGCCGTCATCGCCGCCTACGAGCAGGCCAAGGCGCAGCGGGCCGCCACCGCCGAAGCCGCCACCGGGCCGGTCAAGGACGGGTGGGACGCCGGCCAGAGGCTCCACGCCCTGTACGGGACCCACCCGGGGAAGGGCCGCGTGATCCGAACCGGGCGCAACCTCGTACTCGGCTGGTTGGCGTACCTGGACAGCGGAGCGGCCTTCTACATCCTCAAGGACGGCACCCACGCCGGCCCGTTCGGCACCGATGACGGCGCGGTCCGGGACGCGAAGCGAAAGGCCGATCAATGACCGGCATCGAACCGGGCCAGGTCTACACCCCGCACGACGGCGGCCCCAACATCGTCATCACCGCGCCCGCCGGGAACTACGCGCCCGGCTACGGGCCCGCCATCAGCGGCATGGCCCGCGCCATCGACGTCACCGGCCACAACCCCCGATGGATCAGCCCGGACCAGCTCGCGGCCGCCTACGACCTCCAGGAGCAGCAGTGAACACCCAGCCCTTCCCCGAGCCCCCGCCCCTGGACGACGTCGAAGCCGTCCTCGCCTGGGCCAAAGCCGGGAACGACCGCGCCGAGAAGGTCCTCGACGAAGCCCGCGAATACCTGGAGAGGACCAGCGAACAGTGACCGACCAGCCCCGCACCGCCCTCACCGGCAAGCCCATGCGCACCCCCTGGCCGCCCGCCGACATGCCCGAAGGCCACAAGCCCGTCTACCTCCGCTGGGACGACGACACCGACCAGCTCTTCATGCGGAACGGCGGCGCGTCCGACGACCCCGCCCTCGTCTACTTCGTCCCAGAGCGCACCTGCGACCTGTGGTTCGGCGCCCTCCTCACGTGGGAGGCGACGAAGAGTCAGGCGTTCTGGGACCACGTCGCGCCCCGCCTCGACCAGCAGGAGCAGAACGAGTCCCCCAGCGGGCAGGACCAGACGCCGGCCGAGCCCGTCCATGACGAGTTCTGGCGTCACATCGACTGGTTCCTGTGGGGCAGCGGTATGCGCGACACCGCACGCGAACCCCTTGCCGACGCCATGCTCACAGGCCTCACCCCCGAGTACCGCCAGCAGGTCAACGACCACCTTGCCTGGTGGCGCACCCAGAACGAGTTCACCGGCCGCGACACCTACGAGACGCAGAAAGCCGAGATCGACCGGCTCCGCGGACTGCTGACCGAGGCCGGCATCAACCCCGACGAGGAGCAGCAGTGACCACCGCCGACACCGAGTGGCCGTTCGGTACCGACGCCGACCGCGACGACCCTCTCACCCAGATGCGCATCCCCGTCACCAGCGACTACCCCGGCCACAACTACACCGCCTGCTTCGACCGCGACTCCCAGCACCGGCCCACCGACGCCGAGGCCCGCATGATCGCCTCGTTCATCGAGCAGTACCAGGACTACTTCTTCGGTGACGGCTGGTGGCGCAAGGTCCAGCAGGCCAAGCCGTTCGACATGGACTGCTACACCACCAAGATCTTCCACAAGTGGGCCGACGACGATTGGTCGTACCGCGTCTCCACCTGGTGCGCCGGCCCGCACTGGGCTCCCGTATTCCCACGCCAACGTGGCGGCGAGTTCGACACCGCCACCATCAAGGGCCCGGTCACCCTCCTCCAGCTCATGGACCGCATCCACACAATCGGCGACGACAATCCGACGCAGTTCTGGCAGGACTGGAAGACCGCACACCCGGAGGTGTTCGCCGCATGACTGCCGCTCCCTACTGCCCCGACGCCCAGTGTGTCGAGGACGAGTGCGGGCCCACCGCGCCGTGCTGCATCAGCATCTGCGGCTGCTCCATCGCCCAGGACCACTGCGCGTACGCCAAGAACACCGGCAACGAGTTCGAAGACCTCGACGGCACCAACCGAGACATCTGGTACTGCCCCGAACACAAGACGGAGTGGCTGAAGTGACCGCGAACGACCCCATCGAGCTGCTCCACTACATTGGCCGCGCACTGTGGCTGAGCGTCCTCATCGGCAACCCGCCGCCCGCGACCGTCAGCCTTCACGCCCGCATGAAAGATCCGCGGCCCGGAGACCTCGTCATCGAGATCGGCAGGCTCGGCGGCACCTTCGACCCGGACAGCGTAGGCCGGCTGCTTCGCATCGAGCACCCGGGCGAAGAAGCCCGAATCCGTTACGTCATCGAGCCCCTGAACCGGCCCGGCGAGGAACAAGGCTGGCGGAACGCCCGGTTCATCGCTCTCCCCGACGAGCTGTCGTCGTGGCGCTGGGCCGAACAGGAGCAGTCGTGACCGACGCCGCGATCCTTGCCGCGGCGGCCCGGGAACTCCGCGAGCGCCCCGGCCCGCTGCCGGCCAGTCTGAACCCGCTCATCGCCGACATGCTCGACCAGTGGGCCCGTGTCGGCGGCTGGAACCCCGACTTCCTGAACCGCATCGCCGGTAAGGAAACCGTCGCTCTCGCCCGCGTCATCATCGGCCAGCCCGAGGGCGCCTGCGACGAATGCGCCGGCGACCCCGACTGCCACCAGGTCGGCTGCCAGCAGCCCACCGCCATGGCCTAGCCGCCGAACGGTAAGGGCCATGAGCCGCAAGAGCCTGTGACCGATGTGGCGCAGTGTCACCACGCAAGATCCATCTTCGCTCGATCCCCGGGCCGAGAACCCCAATCCATGACAGAGAGTGAGATCCGATGTCCACGCAGATCCGCCGCGTCTACCTCGACTGCGAGTTCATCCCCGCCGAGCCGCACACCCGCGGCCTCGTCTCCATCGGCCTCACCGACGATGACGGCAACGACTACTACGCGGTGAACGCGGACCAGAACTGGGACGCCTACAAGATCCCGTGGATGCGAGAGAACGTGTGGCCCTACCTGCCCCACCGGGCGGCTGCCGGAGAGCCGGGCGTGCTCGACCTCACCCACCCGGACGTGAAGCCGATCGCCCAGATCCGCGAGGACATCAAGGCGTACTTCGGTCAGCACCGGCGGCCCGCCCACCTCTACGCCTGGTACGGCGGCCAGGACATCGCCCGCCTGCACTCCCTCTGGGACAACGACTGGTCGGCCATGCCGGGGGACATCCCGCGCTGGTTCCACGAGCTGCAGTCCCTCGCCCACCAGGCCGGCGACCCGCAGCTGCCCGTCCAGGACAGCGGAGAGCACCACGCCCTGGCGGACGCCAAGTACAACCGGCAGCTCCACGAGTTCCTGATCGCCCGGACCGGCCCCCGCCGCGGCGACGCGGTCGAGGCGTGGCTGAAGGCCAAGCGCGACCTCTTCTGCGAGACGCACGACAGCCAGTGGGAAGTCATCGACGACCTCCTCGGCGCCTACCGGCTCCATGCAGATACGGGCGCACCCCTCGGCGGCTGCTACGAAGCCGCGAAGGAGGAGCAGCCGTGAACAGCTTCGAAGGATGGGTCACAGTCCCGATCCGTGGCCAGCTCGACGGCATCGGCCCGAAGAACGACATCGACAACACCGGGGCCTACCCGCTCACCATCTCGCTGCGCCGCGAAGCCCTACCTGACCTGCTGCAGCAGCTCGTCAAGGCCGCCGTTACCGGAGCCATCGACGAGACGGTACCCATCGACCAGCCCGCCGTGGTCCGCATGTTCGCCGACCAGCTCGGCCGCGCCTACGACTGGCGGCGCATCGAGGAGTTGGAGAAGGAGGACCCAGGCGCGGTCGCCCGGCACATGGAGGCCGCGGAGGAGTTGTGGCCGTGGCTCGCGAAGGGCAACGAGCGGGACCGGTCCGCAGCCTTCCGTCGTGGCTTCGATGCTGGCCGGGCCCGCGGGGAGGAACGGACCCGGCAGGAGAACGCGGCAGACAGTGCGCACATTGGTTTGGCCGTCGAACTGCGCATTCCGTGTCCGGAGGCTGCCGATCCTGGGCGTCCCGACGGCGCCCCGGTGATGCAGCCGCAGCCGCTGATCGTTCGGAAGAACACGAGTGGCCGACCGAAGGGATGGGAGGACGGCTGGTCCATCGCCAACCCGAACCTGTTCCCCGACCGCCAAGTGTGGACCGGCCGGGGATGGCAGCGCGACGGCGACCTGCACGGCAACGCCATCTACCGGTGGACCCGGGAGGAAGCCGTTACAGAGGCGCAGCGCCTCGCCATGGAGGAGACCCGGCGGTACGAGACATGGCTCGCCGACATGCGGGCGAAGGCGAAGGCGCAGCCGTGACCGGCGAGGAGTGTGCGGGAGGCTGCGGCCAGCCCCTCACCCAGTTCCAGCGGGACACGGACCGCCGGCCCTGGCACCCGAGGTGCGTCCCGCCCGGCACGCCGATGCTGGGCGCCCGCCCCGCGCCGGCCGACGACCGGCCCGTCGACACCATCACCCCGGGAGACATGCTGTGACCACATGGGAAGACGGCGCCAACCAGATCGCCGCCCAATACGCCCACGGACACGACGAAAGGCTCGTCGAAGGCTGCGCCCTGTGCATCGCCGAGTACGACGCCGTGGTCGCCCTGGGCAACCAGGTGAGGGAAGACTCCGGCTGCTGTTGCCCCAAGCCGGAGCAGCCGGACGTGTGACGGCCCGGGACGCGCTGCTCACGCCCCGGGCCGCGGTTCAGGAGAGGGGTCAGCCCCAGGAGGAGTCCGCGAACCCGCCCCAGTTGCTGTCCGTCAGGTCCCAGACAGAGTCCATCGTGGCGGCCATGCGCACCTCCGTGATCGGGTAGTGCGCACACCCTAGACCCCGCCACCAGGGATGTCACCAGTCTCAACGCCCCGGGCCGCGGCATGCCGCATCATGGCGTCATGAGCCCTGTTGCTGCCCCCGAAGCGCCCGCCGCCACCGAACGTCCGTCCCTTGCCGTACTCGCCGGCCTCGGTCGGGAGGAACTCGCCGCCCGGCTGAACCAGGTCCTGCCCGGTGCCGAACCCGGCCGGGTGGAGGTCGCCGCGTTCAACTCGTCGATCTGACCGTCGCCCGGCGTACCCTGAGAACGTGCCGTCCGTCGGCGCAGTCTGCCGGGACCAGGCCTGGCCCGCTGTCGGGCCCTTCCACCCCCAGGGGTGGCTGAAGCCCCCGGAGACGTCCAGCCTTGAGCCCCTGTCCGGCTGATTCGGGCAGGGGCTCCCGTGCTACCCGCCGTCGTCCACCCGTTCGCCCGGCCCGAGACCCAGGAAGAACGCGAACGCCTCCGGAGCGGCCGCGTGCATCGCAGCCTCCTCCTCCGCCGTGTCACGGGGCCGGTCGAAGCACTCCCACGAACACGCCCCGAACGGATTCCACGGCACCACCCGACGGCACCCGGGGCACATCATCACCGGGTCGCTCACGCTTCCACCGTAGGCCCCGCGTCCTCCTGCTCCAGCAGCCGGATCGCCTCGTCCAGACGGTCCCGGAACTCGCGGGCATCCGCCACGGTCTCCTCACGCGTGCCGTACCCGATCTCCCACGCCCCGCACTGATGCGGCAAGTGCAACGACCAGTCATCGACATCCGCGGCAAGGTCACCCAGAACGTCGTACCCCTCGGGCGGCGTCACCGGCGTCGCCTCGTCCCCGTACTGGCCAGGCCGCTTCACGTAGAACGTTGCCACTGCTCGTACCGCCTTCCCCACTCGTCGAGATCCACCCGGTGCGCCTGCTCGTCGCCGTCAGGCCACGTCACCCAGCATCCGGCCCCGTCCATCGCCGCGCCGACCTTCTCCAGTGCCGTCGTCAACTCCTCGCGGCCGGCCAGGCCCCACTCCGGCCGCGGGTCGTGCAGCAACAGCCACACCTCGTACTCCGTGTCCGGCAGCCAGCCCGCGCACTGCGCAACCTCGCACACGTCCGAAATCGCCGACGTCAGCGCACACTCGGCCGGCGACAGGCGCAGCATCCACGCCCGCCTCACCGCCGCTCCTTCCTCACGCACCGGCACCCGGGCCGCACATGCACCCACCCGAACGACGCCTCACGGCAGGCCGGCGAGGCAGCCGACCCGCGGGTGCCACCCGAGCGAAACGAGCCCCAGATCAAGCCGGGCCGCGGGCCCATCGCCAGATCGAACGGGTCGATTACCGCGCCGTCCAACAAGCTGACCACTTGCCCCTGGCCATCCTCGTATTCGACGTGCGCGTGGCCTACCTGCCGGTGCGGGCAGGGATCCCCCGGGCATGGACGCTTGGTGATCACGCCGTCTCCTCCGGTCGCAGGTCATGGCTCGCGAAGTAGAAGTCCCGCCAGCCCTTGCCGTCTGGCTCGTCCAGCCGCACCTCAACCATCGGCAAGGAAGCCCACGGGTTACTGGCCTCGCGGGTCACAACGCCGGGGCCGCGCACGGTGGTGACGCGGTCACCGCGCTCCCAGACGGTCAGGTCGATGCGCTTCACGCCTGCTCCTCCCCGTACAGCGCCGCCAGCACGACCCGAACCGGCAGCTGCCCGTCCTCCGGGAACCGCCGCACCGCCGCCCGAACCCGCGCCAGCGTCTCCTCCGCGTCCCGACCGCGCGCCAACTCCGGGGCGAACGCCTGCCGCAGCAGGCCCGCCAACGTCGCCGTCGCCGCCCGGCCGCCAAGGCTCAGCCCGAGTGCGCTGCGCGACGCCCAGTCCAGGCCGTCCAGCATCGCCTCAACCCGGTCCCGCTCCGCCCGACGACTCACCGCCGCTCCTCCCGCGGAACCGAGACCATCCACTCCTGCCGCCCATCCGGATGCGTGTACAAGAACCTGTACGGCGCGGCCTTCGCCAGCAGGTCGGCCAACTCGCGGTCCTCCTGGCGCCAGCGGCGCAACATCCGCAGACCGGAGAACACCGCAGCGACAGCCAGAACCCCGGCCACCAGACCGAACCACTCCGCGAACACCATCACCGCTGTTCTCCCTGCCTCAGTGACTCACGCGGATGTGCGCCTTCGGATGCGCGACGCACCCCTCGCGTAGGCGCTCCAGATAGGCCAGGGCGCCCTCGTAGTCACCCCACCCGTTCGACGGGTTCAACGCCTCGAACGCGGCCGGCGCGGCCCGCATGGCGGCGACCGCACGGTCGAGAACCGGAACCGCAGTGGAGGCAGCCCAGCCGTGCATCCCCGCCAGAGGACCGCCCAACGCCTGCTCCCACATGGGGGCGACGTTGCTGGTGTAGTTGCCGACGTCGAACACCGAGGCATAGTCCGGGCCGCCGGTGTCGATCGTCAGGTCAATGTCGTAGCTCACCGCTGCTCCTCTTCCATCGGGCATCCGAAGGTTTCGAGGTCCGCATCCCGGATCTCGGCAATCAGATCGGGAAGGCTCCGCCTGGGTTCCATCGACCAGGCCGCCCACGTGCCGTGACCGCACTCGAACCGTGCCGCGACCCGCCACACGTCATCCCGCGTGTACTCCGAGTAGCACTGGCACTCCCAGCCGTGCTCACACGACGCCACCCGAGTCGACAGGCAGCGGACGAGATGCCGATGCGCGTCCAGCACCTCTGGCTTCGCGCCGATCAGCGGCGTGCTGTCGCGGAACTGTCGGCGCAGCCAAGCGTTCACCAGCTCGTTCGAGTCCACTTCATCCTCTCCGGCATCACCGTTGGGGGGAGCAGCATCTCCATGCTCATCCCGGCGTCCGTGAAGCAGGCCACCGCCGGGCAGCCCGGGCACCAGATGACGAACGTCCCGTACGCCCGGGCGCGACGCAGCCGCCACCGACCTTGGACGCGCACCTTCCACCACCGGGCCGGCTGATGGCGCCACTCGCGTACCGCGGCAGGGTGCACGCACAACCGGTATCCGGGCACGACGTCGTGCTGCTCGCCGCTCATGGCTGCTGCTTCGGGCCGCCGCACAGGATGCACGCCACCAGGTACATTGCCTGCGGATCAGTAAACCCCGCCCGCACGTACTCCCGGAACAACTCGTTCGCGGCCGCCGCAGACTGCGCCAGCTCACTCAACGGCGACGCCGGCAGCTTGTCCTCACTCATCGCTTTCTCCTCCTCGCCCGGTTCCTCTGACGCTGCCGGTACTCGCCGTCCAACACCGACGGCCGCGTACCGGACAGCACGCGCCACGGCACCCCGTACGCCGCCGCGATCCGCCGCTCCAGACGCGACGGCCCCGACCACCCGCGCGAAATCTCCCGGGCCCGCGCCAACCGCTGCTCCCGGCCAGCCGCGCGCCAGCTGCGCGAACCACGCGGCCATCACCTCGGAGACGTCGCCGCTGTACGCCAAATCGAAGTCGTGCAGCGTCAACGCCTCCAAGGCGTTCTCGCGGTCGTCCGGCGCCAGACGCAGCCGGATATCCGGAACCGCGATCGGCTCGCTGTCACCCGTCCATACCCAGTGGGGTCCGCTCACGATTCGCCCCCTGCTGCCCGCGCCGACGCGGCCTGAACGGTGGTCTTCGCGTCCGCGATCCGAAACGTGAACAGCCACTCGGACCTCGGCGGACGGTACGAGAAGTCACCCAACTCGGAGCGGACCTCGACCGGCTCGGCGAACCGCTGCTCCAGCACGGCCGTCGCGCTGCCCTTCACCTCGTACACGCGGCCGCCGTCCCGAACGGTGAAGTGCACGACGCCGTCCTCGTCCGTGTACGCCGACACGTCCAACGGCGCAAGCGGCACGGCCTCGCCCTCCGGCAGGTCCCCGTTCACAGGCCGTCCCGTTCCCCGGACCACGACGCCGGCGGGAACACCGCTATCGCCTGAGCCTCCGCAGCCGCCCGCACCGACTCCGTCTGCGCCCGCGCCACACCCACCGCCGCCACCGCGCCCGACACCGCCTTCACACAGTTCGTGACCGTGATACCGCCGGCCAGCAGCCCGCACACCCACACCACCACCAGCTCCACACCGCTCACGCGCCACCGCCCAGCAGCAACTCGACCAGGAACGCGCGCACCCACGACGGCGCAGCGAAATACTCGGCGGGCTCCAAGGACAGAAGCTGAATCACCAGAAGATCGGCAGACGGCACGTTCGACACACGCAGCTCCAGCAGAATGGGAGGGGAAAGCCGCTACCACCCATCATGCAACACGCCTCTACCACCCCTGGGGCAGCAGAAAGGCCCACCCCGATGGGTGGGCCTCTCGCACCTCACGCAGCCTCAGGACGGCACCTCCCCGGCATCTCGAAGAACGCCTCCGTGGAGTCCGGCGATTGAATCTCCTCCAGCAGGTGGTCCTGCTCCGCGTCACCACACGGCCGCAACTCGACCACCACCTCCGACCTGGACTGCTCGAACTGCTCCTCCGTCATGCTCTCCTCCTCCACACCACCGGCCTCCCGGACGAGAAGCCGAAACTCATTGATCGACCAGCCGCGATCCGCCGCCCGCGACCTGGCCCGCACCACCTGATACGGGCCCACACCCGCCTCGACCGGATCCCGACCCAGCAGACGCGTCGCTGCGCCCACCACCGCCCGCTCAGTCGACCCCTGCACCCGCGTCTGCCGCAAAATCGCGTACGCCTGCGGGCCCTTCAGTCCGGCCTCACGCATCTGCCAATCCACCGGCCACCCCGCGGCGAGCATCGCCCTGAGTGCGGCGTGCGTCAGGCCCGCGGGCCGGTCCGCCTTCGACGCCCGGTTCGGGGCCTCCAAGTGGGCGGTGGCGGCCGACAGCAGGGCCTCGACCTGGCGGACGGTGACGCGCATGCCGAGGCGCTCTGCTTCGTGGAGCATGGCTTCCCTGGCGGCGGCCACCCGCGGCTGGGGCACCTCAGCGGCAGGCTCAGGCTTGCCCGTGAGCGTCTGCACCGTGCGGCACGGCGCAGCAGTCCGGCACGTCACACACACCCCCGCAGGTGCCCCGTGCAGCGCCAGCGTCTGCCCGACCAGGTCCGCCACCTCACGCAGGCGCAGCGCCAACACGTCGGGCCGCCGCGCCGTCACCTCTCCGCGCCGGATGATCCCTGCCCGCTCGGCGTTCACCGCGGCCTCCGGGATGGTGAACGCGCCGAGCTTCCGCAGGATTCGGCTGCGGTAGGTCGCCAGGGTGACGCGCTTCAGGTCGAGCTCGACCGCGAGTTCGGGGAGCTGCCGGCCGGAGGCGAGGAGGATCAGGAGGGTCCGCTCGGCGGGGGTCAGGTCGGTGGTGGTCATGGCGGGGGTCCCTTCTGGGTGTCAGGCTGCGGGCTGGTAGGTGTCGATGTCGGGCAGGTCGTCGATTGGGATCCATTTGCGGCGGCGCCACAAGTGCGGACCGAGAGCCTCAACCTGCTCCTCGTTGGCGGGTTCCACGCCGGGCGGCTCCAGGCCCCACAGGGCGAGCTGCCCGGCGGGAGGCCGGTCGTCGGCGCAGCTCACGACTGGTCCTTCAACGCGGCGTCATACCTGGCCCACCGGCGGCCGTGCGCAACCACCGCGGGACTCCCGTCCCACCTCCTGCACGGGCTGAGTCGGGGAGCCAGGCAGCGAACCTCCGGACACTCGAACATCCACGAGAAGTCCGGCACGCGCTCGTCACCGACGCGCTCGGCCAGCGTCGCACCACAGGCACGGCAGACCAAGTCAAAGCGGTCCCGGTCCAGGCCGAGCCGCGACGGCGGGTGTGTGCACACCGGCTGGTGCAACTCCGGCGCGGTACAGCACCGGTCGAAGCCGCCGTGGCAGTCGGACTCGGTCTCGCCCGACGTGGGGCAGAAGTACGTGGACGCGCCCGGCTTGCACACGTGAGCCTCGCCCTTGATCACTTCAGGGGCGCCCTTAAAGTGATCGCCCTCTCCAATGATCACTTTGTCGGCGGTGCCAAAGTGACCGCTGATGTCGTCGACCACCCTGAGCATCTCCTCCGCCGCACGCTTCCGGTCGGACGTGTGCCGCCACCGCTCACACTGCGCCCGCACCCGGGCCAACGCGGCCCCGGTCCGTCCGTGCGCTGCGACCTCCCGCGTGTAGGCGCCCTCCCAGTAGTCGGTGGCTTGCTGCCCGGCGGTGAGGAGCTGCTCCAGGCTGCGGACCTTCGCCGCGTGCCTGTCGTCGGAGCACACCAGCGGCAGCCCGGCAGCGAACTGGTCCCGCTCATTGCCGAGCTCGTGCACCTGCCTGCGCAGGCTGTCGCGGCGCCGCCGGTACTCGCCGACCTCGTCTTCCAGTTGGGTGCAGTCGCGCTTCAGCTGGGCAATCTCGGCGTCCTTCTCCCGGCACTGGCGCAGGAGCTGGGCGTGGTACACGTCCTCGGTCATCAGCTGGCCTTCCTGCTGGAGCGGTCGATGGTCCGGACAGCGCGGTCGAGCGAGTCCTTCGCGCCCATCAGGTAGTCGCTGCGACTGTGCGGGTCGAGCCGGCCGGTGAGGGTGGCCAGCCTGCGGACGGCGGCGATGGCCCGCTCGGCCCGGTCGACGCGGGCGTACAGGTCGTCGAGCTGGTCGTCGGTGATCGTGTCGACGGTCAGACGGCCGGTCACGGCTGCTCCTGGTGGTTGGCGGTGTGGTGCTGGCTGGCGATCTCGATGAGCTCGGCGATGGTCGGGTTTTCGACCACCAGGGAGTAGCGGTCGCCGGGGTTGGCGAAGATGTCCTCGCCGCAGGTGAAGCAGTAGATGGTGGCGGACTCGCATCCCATGTTCAGCCAGTAGTGGGTGAGGTCGATCGGTGCGGTCACGGCGTGTACTCCTTCGCCTGCGCGAGGGTCGGCAGCGCGGGAATCACCCGCGCGAGCCAGCCGTCGGGTTCGGCGGTGAAGTGCGGGGCGCCGGTGGTTTCCCACCAGGAGCGGACCGCCGTGGTACGGACGGCCTCGCTGGTGCGCTTGTCGACGTACTCGACGGGCCGCTCGCCGACGTTCCGGACGGTGACCCGGCCGCGCTTGCACCCGTCCGGGTAGTGGTTCCAGTTGATGCCGTGCTCGGACCACAGCAGCTCCTGCATACGGCCGGTGCTGACCTCGTGCAGCTGCCGGTGCGAGAAGCGGGCCTGCGCGGCCATGCTGATGCTGTTACGGACGGCGTCGCGCTGCCGCCAGATCAGGTAGTTGGCGACTTCGACGGGGTCGGCGAGGGTGAAGACGCGGGCGTCGAACAGGGCCCGGCTGCCGGGCCGGCGGGCGTTGAGCTCGGCTGTGGCGATGGATGCGGCGACGCTGGTCCACTTGGCGACGACGCCGCCGAACCACGGCTGTGTTCCGGCCGACGCGAAGTCGGTGACGAGGACGCTGATCTCGTCGGACTGGGTGTAGGCCAACACGGCGCCGCTGATCTCGGCGCACAGGGCTTCGGCGACGTGGTCCATGTCGGCCATGAATTGCTCGTCGTAGGGGCGCTGGGCTCCGCGCAGGTAGGAGTGGAACGCCTTCCCGTCGATGCGGAGCATCGTGTATGTGCGGCGGGGAAGCGTGGCCCGGTAGGCGGCTTCGTGCCGCTTCATGCGGTCGCCAAGATTGGTCGAGTCCGTCACGACGTGTGCTCCTTTGCTGCGGTGCGGGTGAGATGCTGGGCGGCTTCGACGACCGCCCGGTACGGTGCGCGGCGCCAGTCCCAGACGGCGGCGGGCAGGGCGGCGGCTATGACGGCGACGCAGACCGCGATGGTCCAGCCGTCGGAGGTCACGGGTCGCTCCGGTCGCTGCGGGTGCCGTGGCGTGCGGCGGCGAGGAACACCAGCAGGGCGAGCACGCTGACCGCGAGCACGACGACGATGGCGCTCATGACGCACCGCCCAGCACGGCACGGGCCACCGCCAGGGCAGCTGTACGCCGCTGCAGGTCACGCAGTGCCCTGCCGCGGGTCCAGCCCGTACCGCAGCGCGTCAGCCCGTCGGGCCACTCAGCCGGCTCCGCGAGGTACCCGTTGGTGAGCCACTGCCGCAGGCCCCGCCAGTTGCGGTCCAGTAGTTGGCGCAGGCCGTGCGCGCGGACGTCGTAGAGGAGTCGGCGCCAGGCTTCGCGCCGGTTGGGGTTGTTCGCCCACAGTTGCAGGGCGGCGAAGAGGCCGACGGGGTAGATGTCGACGGCCGGCCGGGCCGCGGGCGTGGGGGTGTGGGTCACGACGCACCGCCCAGGTCCAGCGGCGCCCACAGGTCCCTGATCGTCTGCGCGCACTCCTCCAGGAACTTCCGCACCGCAGGCTCGTCCGCCTCGGTGACCGGCAGCTCGACCGAGCAGGCGATCGCCTTTCGCTGGAGCATGAAGAACATCAGCAGCGTCTCCGCACCATCCCAATCGTGGAACCCGGGCTTGCGCCAGTCCCAGCGGAACAGCAGGTTCTGGTCGCGGTCGTAGTTGTAGAGGGTGGTGCCGGTGAAGTCGGCCCAGCCGGTGTAGTGGGTGTGGTGGTCGCGGGCGTACCAGTTGCCTTCCTGGCAGTAGTACGGGTGGTCGATCTCCCACAGGTGCTGCTGCTCGGCGGGGGTGGGGGTGTCGGGCATCGGTGCTCCAGGGGTTGGGGC